CAAGTCTTTAATTTGATTATTTTTTGTGTAATATGTTATGTTGTTTACAGTAAATTTATTATTGTTGTTTTGTGTGCATTAAAAAAGGACTGTGTTTAACAGTCCATTAGATAAATTTTATTAAATTAATTCCTTTATTCTCTCTTTAATAATTTCTAAGTCTTTGTTTAAATTTTTTAATTCTTTAGATTTATAATTTACTTTTAATTCTAATAAATCATTTTCAATATCATATACTAAATCTAAACAATCTGTATATATAAAAATATCATCTTTACTATATTTAATTACAATATCTTTAAATTTTATGTTTGTATATTCTTTAAAAATATTTTTTATCCTATCCTCAATATTAGAACATACATCATTTATTAAATCTAAAGTTTGTTCAAAATAACTTAAATAATTATCTTCAACATAAATTTTATTGTGAAAACCTAATTTAAATTTATCATTAATTAATAGAGTATTATTATAAAATACATCTACAATATTTTGTTCAATAATATTATGCTCAAATGTTTCAAAATAATCATTATCTTCATCATCATCATAAAAATTAACATATTTTGAATTTTTAAATTTAATTATATCAAATATAAATACATTGTATAAAGAATACTCATAATCTTTATCTATCTTTGTATATATTACATTACACCCATTCAAAATATCTTTTAATATTCTATAAAGAGTTTCTAATTCTTTTTCATACCCTATTAATTCTACATTGTTATTTTCTACTTTTAAAGTTTTGTATGAAATAGAAAATAATTCTAAATGTTTATGTACTATAATTATATTATTTTCTGTATTGATTATTCTAAAGAAATATATTTTATCTTTATAATTATATATCTCACTATCAATCCAATATATAACTTTCTCGACCTTTTTTAAAAGTTCTTGTTTTTTATCTACCATATTAATATTCTCCTTTATTATTAATTCTTTATCTATAAAAATCATCTCCTTAACTATATGTTTATTTTCTTTTTTGAATATTTTAATAACCCCTCTATTATATCAATATTATCAAATAAATTATCCATAGCATTATAATGTGCTTCCTCATAATCATCAATCGTATTATAGAAACATTCTGTTTCCTCATATAATTGACTTTGTAGAAATTCAGTTACTTCTTTATTATTAATATTTAAATTAAATTTATCCTCTATATCTTCAATAAACTCTTTTAAATAATTATAACTCTGTTCATAATCAAACTCAACACCATTTATAACCCCTTTAAAAATTATTTTTCATTTCACATTTCATATTAATCCATCTCCTTTTAATAAAATTTATCCCAAACAATACTTCTATAATACTTTACATAGTAATTACCTTTTAAACCTACTTCATCTAATTCTATTTTCTTTCTTCTAAATAACCTATTATAATACTTTTTCCAATATTTTAAATCTCTAATTCTATCATTCTTTAACCTTATACCTTTTTCACTTATATAATATTTTATAAAGGTATCAAATTTATCTCTCTTATGTTTATATTTTCTTTTTAAATCTCTTTTAAATTTTATATTCTTATTCCACATACTTAATCCCTATAAAAATTATTTAATTTGCCATATCATTCCAATATTTCAATATTATACTAATTAATTTATTAACTTTATTTATAACATCTTTTGTAATAACACTTGAAAAATCATTCATCAATACAAAGTTATAATCATTCTCATTTTCAAAATCAAATTTAATATCTTTATCACTAAAAGCAATAAAACCACTATAAACCTTACAATTTAAATTAATATTCTCTCTCTTTAAATTTTCCAATATACTATCTTTATATAACTTTGCAAAAATTTCTATCTTAGTCAATGAACTATTATTTAATTTAACAACTTTATCAACTGTTTCAATAATCCATCTAATTCTATCACTATTCTTTATTATATTGTTTTTTGAAATACTAATCAATTCAATATTACTTTTTACTAATATTTTATTATCTTTAGATAATTTTTTTCTCAAATATAAATTAAATTTATCTGTAAAAATATGTATAACGTTTGTACTGCTATCTATCCCTATTTCCATAAAATTTTTACTTTTATGTGATTGTATTTCTTCCTTGAATAATTTTTTAATACCTTTTTTAATCTCATCAAATTCTTTTTCACTAAATTTTAATAATCTATTTGACATAAATATCACTCCTATTCATTTATATAATCATATTCTTTTAATTTCTTTAATACAATATCTCTATCAAAAGTATCTAATAAATCCATCACATCATCTAATGCTTCATCTTCAACTTCTCTTACTTTTTTAAATATTTTAATTTGTTCCTCATCACTTAATTTTTCCGAATAATTAGATTTAATTTTATTAACATTTCTATTTATATAATTCCTTAAAAAATTGTCTAAATATTCATCGTTAGGGTTAAATATATAAATTTCTCCAAAATATTCTTTAATTTCATCCATTAAATCAATTCTAGTATATTCATTTATATAATTTAACAATTCTTGCATATCATTAATCTCTGCTAAACTATTCTCCAATAACTTAACAACATCAGGACACTTATTCTCTAAATCTTCAATAGTTGCTTTTCTTAATTTCATAATTTAAACCCCCTTTAATTATGTTTTATTTCAATTTCTTCTAGCACTTCTTCATTAATATTATACAACACAATAACTAAATCATATTCAAATTCTTCTTTCTTTAACATATTATTTATGCTGTACTGACTTAACCAATATTTTACAACTTCCCCATAAATATTATTTACACATTGTAATATTCTATAATACTTAACATCATCATTATTTGATAATTTAACTAACTTATCATATAACTTTTTACCATCTCCTTTAAACCTATCTGTAAATTTCATTCTGTATAAAGATTTTCTAATTTCCATCATTTTTATCACTCCTTAATTTATTCTATAACTTATTGTATCATATCTTCTTTAACTTGTCAACACTTTTTTGAAAAAAGTTTTATACTTTTTATAATTTAATTTTTTAGTTATTAACCTACATAAATTAATATGCAAATTAATAACCTATCCTTAAACTATTTTAATAATAATCTTTTTATTTCCTTTAACTTATTTTTTGCTAATTCTTTTGTTTTAAAATAATTTCCTATTTCATATCTTTTATTATCAAGTTCATTATTATGTTCATAACTACTATCAATATCTAATGTACTATGGTATATAGAATAATATTTACCCCCTTCATCTGCTCTCCATCTCTTTTCAATATTATACTTTTCATTAATTAATTTTACTTTATTCTCAATAATTTCTTTTTCCTCATTAGTAACAAATATAATATTATCATCTTTATCACTACTTTTACCTAAAATATATAACCAATCATTAATTCTGTCATATTCTACAATATAATTACTTGACACTTTTATATCATTATCTGTAAATATACCTCTCTTTAATACATTAAAATTTTGATATACTATTCTCATACCTCATCTATCAAAAACTTTTTCAAACTCTATTTTTAATACATCTTCATTATTTCCATTATAACTTTTATCTATTATTTCATACTCTAATATATTACCATATTTTTCTTCTATCTTTTCTAACTCAATTTTTATAAAGTAGAATACATCTCTTGTAATTTCTTTATCAATTTTAGGAATATAATCATCATTTCCATACATATCAATTATAAAGTCTACTGTATCATTATAAACTTTTCCAATCTCATCAATCTTGCTTGTAAATGAAAATTTTACACCCAAATCATTAAACATTGTACCAACAATTCCTTTTCCATAAATGTTTTCTGTAACTACTAATCTATATTTATTATCATATTTTATTAATTTAATCATCTTTAATTTCTCCTTTATATTTAATTTTTCGTGGAATAAGGGATAAACCCTTACTCCTTATTTTCTTTTAACTCTGGAAATATTCTGTTTCTTGTATTTTCATCTAGCATATCTGGATTAAAATGTCCTGTAAACTCATAATACATTTTCCTGATTAAACCATCACTAACATTATGTGTCTTAATATATTCATCATAATATAACTGTATCTGCATTTGAAACATTATAACCATATCTTCTGTAAAATCTTTATCCTTAACTAATTCTTCCCATTTTACATTTGAAAAATTTGCTACTTCATTCCTGTTATATTTTTCAATCTCCTCCTTTAACTTTTCAATAGTATCAACAATATCAATACTATTTTCTTCAAGTTGTGAATTTTCCTTTTCCAATTCTTCCTTTTCTTCCATATACATCTCTGCAAATGATTTCTTTTCTTCCATATCTTCCTCCTAATTTTTAAGTCTAATTAATTATACTACATATTTTATTATTTGTCAACACTTTCTTTCAATAAATTCTTAAAATTTTCTAATTCTTTTTCATACTTGATTTTATTATCCCTATGTATACTGTTAGCAAAATTTAAATACTTTATTTTCTTTTCATCATCTAAATCATCTAATAACTTATTATTTGTTTCAATAGCCTCATCACAAAATTTTATAAGTTTATTTAATGTACTAATATATTCATCAATACTTTCATACTCAACTACATCATCTTCATCATAATAATCTTCATCACAAACTTTATATACTACTCTCTGTTCTTCAACAACACAATCCTTACAATAATATTCATCATCAATTATATAAAATTTTTCATCCTCCTCTATTACATTTCCACAATATTCACAATTCAACATTACTATCCTCTCCTAACACCTAAAATTTTAATATTTCCAAACTTCATTGGATAATATCTTTTCTGTATTAAATGTTCTAATTTATTTTTACTTAAACTATTTACATTCCTTACCCTAATTACAATGCTATCTTTCATTAAACAAGCATTAGTATAATAATCATAAATAACAAAGTCTACAATAAATCTTCCTCTCCTGTTATTTATAAAATTTCTATATGTTTTCCTTGTTTTATTATTATATTTAATAAAATTACTTTCATAGTAATAACTAGGTAAATTAATTTCTCTACTTTCTTCAATTTCCCACATTCTCATCTTACTTACCTCCACTAAATTTTTTTAATAACCTTCTCTTGCTTGATGTTCCATATTCTCTCTGTAAATAATTCATAATATCCTTATGTGTAGACTTTAAATCAAATTCCTTGTTAATTATTTCAGATATTTCATTATCATCTCTGTAATTTAACACCTCCTTTAATATTCTTTCTGTAATGGTATCATTAAACTTAATATTACCTTTATTAATCTTTTTTCTGTTAAGCATATACTTAACACTTGATATAGACCTACCTAATTCCAAAGATACATCTTCTATTGATAAATCTTTATCAATAAATAAGTATTTTAATCTTGCAATTTCTTCATCATTCCAACTAACTCTCCTAATCATTATCTTCCTCCAGTTCTTTTAACTTATTTTCTAAAAGAATTATTTTAATTTTATTTTCTTCAATCTCCTTGAGAATTTTCTCAAATTTTACCTTTAATTCTTTTTCCTTTAATAAATATTTCTTTAATTTAGTTTTTAAACTTGCTTTCTTATCCATATAACCATCTCCAATCTAGTAACATTATAGCATATAACTTTTTTCTTGTCAATACTTTTTTATAAAAGTTGGGAATTATTTTACCCAACTTTATTAAATCTATCTTTTTCCCCCTGTAAAGTCATCAATATACATATCAAATCCTTTACCTATCTTGTCATATATCTTGTCAAGTTCCTTATCAATCTCCTTAATATCATTAATTAAATCTTTTGTCTTTTTAGCCTTGCTCTCCTTTAACTTTTCGGTAGCCCAAGCATTTATTACACCTTTCATTCTGCTGAAATACATTTCAGGATTTAATATTTCTTCAATTTCTCCTGTATCTTTATTTACTCTTTTTTCAATCTTGCATAACTTAAAGCAATACTTATCACTTGTAATCCACCAAGTATCACATAATCTAAATTTCATTATACAACACTTCCTCTACAATAGATAAATAATGCTTTCTATTATTAATAATTAATAATATATCTTCCTTTTCCAGTTTCCCAAATTCTATGGTAGTTATAACTTCTCCCTTATAATTATTAGGAACTCTTAATCCTATCTGTTTCTTGATTAAAGTATTATTCTTATCAAAAGTTTCAAATAACTCATCTAACTCATTATTCTTAATATCTCTGAAATTCATTGTTACTTCACAATTCTTAACTAAATCTAAAAATTCAACATAATCTAAATATCTTACCATTTTATTTCTCCTTTTCCAATAATTCTTTTACCTTATTAATATTAAATGTTTTATAGTTTCTATAAAGATAGTTATTAAAACTATTTCTACTTCTGTTCATAATTTTAATAATATCATTCTTACTTGACCCATTTAATATCAAATTTTTTATTTTATCTTTATCATTTTTACTGTAATATCTATATTCATTTGTTAAACCTAGCAATGATAATTTCTTACTAATACAAGCACTACTTGTACCAAATTCCTCTGCTAACTCTTTATTACTGCAAGTAGCACTTAATGCTTTTAAATCTTCAACTTCTAATACAGTCCATTGTTTATACATCTCAATCAACCCTTACTTTACTGTCATTGAGTAACATTGCTCTTTCTGTATTCCAACTTCATTTTTATAAAGTTCTTTATCAAGTTTTGGCTCACTAACTTTTAGTCTTTTTCCAAAAACTTTCATCAACTTATCCAATTCCTCCTTATTAACATCAAACTTAACTTCATATTTTTTATACTTATCATCAACATCATTCATATCAATAGGTACTTCCTTCTGACTTTTAGTCATTGTTAATACTCCTCTGTCAGTCATTATACCATTTGACTTTCCTGTATTCATACCAATGTTATACATACATTCAGTCAACCTTGTCTTATAGTTTTCAAACCTTGTTTCACAATCCTTTTTATAGTCCTGCAATCTTTTAATCTCTTTTCTAATTAGTCCTTTATCTTCTTCTGTCTTAGGACTTTTCTTACCTACCAATTCTTCAAATTTTTTATAAAGTATTACCAATGAATTAGACTTGTTCTCCAACTCACTAATTAATAACTCCTGGCTATCTTTTAAAGTATCTTCATCAATATCCCCATAAAAGAATAATGCTTCAAGTTCCCTACCTTTATTACCTAGTTCCCATAAACTCATACCTTTACTCATAAATATTCCTCCCATTTATCATACATTAATTTAATTTTTACTAAAATTGACTTTTGATGTTTATTAGGTTTACCTTTTTTAATCTTGTTTCTAACACCTATTTCAACATCTAATCCATCAGCATTTATTTCTATAATATCTTTTTCAACATTATAATCTATTTTATCAATAATTCTAAACATACTGCTAGAAATTGGTATGATAAATCTTATCATAGCCAATTCCTTTTTATTATCATACTCTTTTGTACTGTCATAATAAGCCATTATCTGTTTACTACCTTTTTAATTATTTTTTTAATTCTATTTTTAAATTTTTTACTCTCTTTAATTTTTTTAGTTAATCTTTCATTCTCATTTACAAGTTTAATACTTTCAAAATTATATTCCATTCTAGTTTCCTCCTAATATTTTATTTTAAAATTTCAATCTTTATACCATTATCTTCAAAATCTTTTAAAACAATACTGCCATTTAAATCATTTTTCAATACTATATAATCATCTTGTAGAATATATACTATTCCTTTTCTTACAGATAATGATACAACTCTACCTGTACCTGTTTCATATTGCCAATATTGTGTTTTATTTACCCTATTTAGACAAAACAAGGCAATAGAAAAATAAATTTTATTTAACATAATATCATCTCCCCTTCATCTTATACAATAATAATATCATATATTTTTCAATTTGTCAATTAAATTAAAATTAATTTTCTCTTATTATTTTTATATCATACCATTGATTATTGTTGCTTTCATAAACAAATGGGATATATTCACATAACTTATCTAAAAATAATTTATTATTTAACTCCTTACCATAAATAATGTAATATTTAATTTTATAATTTACTTTATCATCATTTGTTTGTCTACCACTTTCCAAAGTAAACTTATCTATCTTATATAATAAAAATTTACATAATCCACAAGTTTTTAAATATTCTAACTCAAATTCATCATAAAAATTATTATTCTTAAATTCTTCCTTTAATTCTATTGTTTTATTTATGTAATCAATATTTAAAAATATTCTATTATCATATAAAAAATCCTCATCTACAATAACATCTCCTTGCTTTACTTTCTTTCTATTAAGAAAACATACTGTAAATCTATATCTATGTAAATAACTTAATAAACTTGAATAATGTAATAAATCTATATAAACTAATTTATAAGTTATCACTACAACATTATTATTTTCTAATATACTTTTTATACCTTTATATTGTTTCTTAGTTGATACATAAACATACTCAACACCATCTAATCTTTTTAAATCTGCTTTATTTGTTATACAAATTAGTAATTTTCTACTATTAGATAATTTTTTAATATTATCAATATTCAATTCTGCATAACCATTTATAAATATACTTTCTTTGAAATATGTATTTTTTCTTTTAATAATAATTTCCTTATTCATATTTGTTAATTACCTTCTTCATTCTTTTAGTTTCTTTAAATTGTCTACCTAATAAAACTACATCAGTTATAATATTAAATTCGTTATGTTTCTCTAAATAACTTATGATATCTATGTAATCTGATATAGAAAATTTATTTTCAAGTTCACTACATTTATACTTAAATTCTAAATCTACAATACTTAAACTAAAATTCTCTTTCATTGTAATTTTTAAATAATTTCCATCATAATTTTCATATATTATATAATGTTTTTCATTCATATACAAAAATTTAATCAATACATTAACCTTGTCCAATAAATTTAATTTTTCTAAATCTCTCATAACTAATTACCTACCTTTTCATTTAATCTAATTTATTTTAACATATCTTTACCTAACTGTCAATATTTTTAAATAAAAAAGGTTGGATTTTTTTTATCCAACCTTAAATAATTAATCTGTTACATTAAACATTAATTTATCATTACCACTTACTTTAGGTAATACTCCATCCCATTTTTCAATGGCTTGTTTTCTTAACAATTTATCCGATAAACTTTCTGTTAATATTGAATTAGCCTTTGCTTCCAATTCTTTAACCTTTAAATTTGCTTCCGCTGTTTTAATTTTTTGATTATTCTCTACTTCTTGTTTCTGTGCCAACTGTTCTGCCGATTTCTTACTTTCTACTGCTTTATCAAATTCATCACTAAAATCGTGGTCTACTATTGATACATTGACAACCATAATACCAAACTTGCCTAAATCTTCTTTCAATGCCTTATACATATCTTGACTTAATAAAGTTCTCTCTGACACTAACTGTTCAATAGTATAATCACTTGAAACAGATTGTACTACCTCTGCTACTCTAGGAACTATCAATCTATCATTATAGTTAGTTCCAAAATTTCTATAAATCTTAACAGGGTCTATAATTCTATATTGTACTGCTACTTGTGTTGTTACACTTTGTAAATCTTTAGTAGACACTTCAAATTTATTATTATAAGTAACATCTCTAATTTCAAATTTATATCTTTTTTCAATTAAAGGATTACTAACTCTTAACCCTTCTTTTTCTTCTCTTACAATTTTCCCTAATCTACTAATTAATACAACTTCTCCTGTATTAACTGTATAAACTCCAAATAAACTTATAATTCCAATTAAAACTAATATTCCAATTCCACTAAATAAAATAATTTTTTTCATACTATTAATTATCTCCTTTTCTATCTTTTTTACTTATAAAAATTTTATAAACTAAATAATCCATAACATTATCAGGTTTTGGTATTAAATCTCTATCATTATTACCTTCAAATTTATATACTAATACTGCAAATAAATAACTTTCCTTATTGAATAAAGAAACACCAAAATAACATATAGATACTATTATAAAAATACCTAATAATGCTAAAAATATACCTATTCCATATATAAAAAACATATTTAATATTTCAAGCATTAATAATCCTCCTTAGTTCTCTTATAATAATTTAATTCAAACTTTTTATGATGTACTTTTAAAAATTCTTTCCAATTACTACCTAATTCATCTAATATAACTGTTATAGCACTAAATAACTGAAATACTTCTTCAATTTCAAACTTAAATCCTACAAGTTCGTATGCTACTGGCAATGATAGAAATAGTAAACTATTCTCAATATTTTGTTCTTCTTTCCTATTTTCTAACAATTTTTCAATATGTTTTTCAAAAGTAGCATTTAACTCATCATTTCTATTTTCAATTTCCTTAAATAATTCATCATCACTGTATATATATTGCAGTAAGAAGTGTAAATAGTCGCTGATTTCCTCTAGCGTATGTTCCTTATCAAATTTACAATTAATTTTCCAAAAGTTCCATTTACCTTTTGTATCTTGCATTACTTCCCCTAATTCTGTATTTAATGCAATTAATGTATTAACTCTGTTTCTAGGTCTTAATTTTGAATTATTTTTATTGTTTTCATTAAATTTCTCATCCAACATTTTCTGTCTATTAACTAATTCCAGTATATCAATTCTATTTAATACTTTTAAATTATTCTCCATCTTCATCAAAACCTCCTGATAAAACTTCTAAAATACCCCACTAATTAATTTTATTAATTCTTCTTTATTTAAATCTTTATTTTGAATATTATCTTTATTATTTTCTTTTTCTTCTAAATCTTTTATATCTTCTACATATTTTTTAATTCTTCTATTAAGTTCAATTAAAAATTTTGTTAAATTTTTCAACAACGATAAATCTATAATACCATTATTCATACCCAATTTTATATCATAATCATTATTTATAAAAATCAATAACTTACTTTTTCCATCATATTGTATCTCAAACATATTATTAGTTATCAATCTGACTACTAATGGCATTACACTTAAATCAAATTCCTTAATTTCCAATTTTTCATCATTCAAATCTTTTACTAAACCATTTACAATTTCTCCTACTCTTGTATTCTTTTCCATATATTTAAATTCTACATTTCTTAAATCCATCATCTTAAAAACATCTCCTTAATTTATTTTTTTTATTCAAGAGTGGTATATCTCAACCACTCAATTTACTTAAAATTTACACCAATCCTTATGTTCCCAATGTTCATTACCTGTATTATCTCTCACAAGTATATCAAATGATACATCACTTGCAATAGATTTAACAATAGTGTAGCCATTAGAAATTAATTGGTTTCTAAATTCCTCAAATGCCTTTTCCCTTTCATATTGATTTTTGCATAAAGGAATTTTTAAATTAGTACCCCCATAGCCATTAGGTCTACTAATCTTATTTTTACTCCTATGAGAAAAACCTAAACATCCTATACCCAGCATAACTAAAACTAATAATTTTTTCATTTATACCTCTTTTGTTAAGGTGGTATGTTTCGTATAATATGTTCTTTATTATATCCAACATTTAAAAATAATTTTTTGAAATTTAATTTTTCAATTAACATACCTAATACCTTAACCTTTCTTTTATTTATAGATTATAAACAATAATATTTGAAAACAATATATAGTATATGAATTTAAGTATGAAAGTTATCTAACTCATAAATTTTTTATTATTGTTTATATCTACATAACTAATTATATCATATTAATTAAACATTGTCAACACTTTTTTCATTAATTTTATCTATTTCTTTTTGAATATTATTTACACATTCAACTAATCTATTATAACTTTCCATATCATTATTATAATATAACGATTTGAACTCTAAAATCTCTAAATTTTCCACATCAACCAATAATGTAATTTTATCATCTACACTAACAAAATAATTATCTTTATAAGATTTTACTTCATTATATGTTTTAAATAAATATTCAATTAATTCCATTCTCTTTGACCTAATATTTTCATTATTCCAAGACTTAAATAGTTCATCAAGTCTTTTAGCATACCCCTCACTTATAATAAAATCAATATTTTCAGGAATATAACCATTACAGTTTATTAAATTAACTCTTTCCTCTGATATGTTACCATATCTTGAATTTGGATATTCTAATTTCTTTATTAAATATTCTGACTGCTCTACCCAATCTTTAGGTATATTATTACCTTTTAATCTAAATAAATGATTTTTATTTTTAACTGGATTTTCTAATTTAATCATCTCATATTCAATTTTTATTTTATTTGTTTTAAAATTTCCATCACTATAATATTCTCTTAACTCTACATCAAATATATCATCATATTTCTTAAAAATTTTTCTTAATTTATTAAAATTATCTTTATGTATCTTAAAAATATCTTTTGGAATTATTAATATATCATCTTTTAAGTATATAATATTAATACTTCCATCAAAATTAGCATAACCAATATTATGAAAATCTTTTGTATAATTTACATCTTTATCTTTAGCAAAATAATGATATTTATAATTCAATACAAGCATATTCCCTTCAATATCTTCTCTATATTTATCTAAATAAATTTCTTCAGGTACTTGTAAATAAAATTCATTTTCAATTTGTAATAATATTAACTTATCTTTTTCCATTTACCTATCCTCCTATAATCTACAAAATCTAATTGTTTTAGTTTCTTTTTTACCTGTATTTTGGTCTTTTAACCACATCTTAAACTCATAATCATCGGCACTTGTACCTAATAATGTGTGAGTATATATAATATTCAATAACTCTTTATCAATTATTTTCTTTCTTTTATTTAATGGAAATCTACATTCCCCATCAACCACTCTGCCATTGAACTGTTTTATAATCTCTGCATTACTTACATTTATTGTAAACAGGATTACAGTTAAAAATATTAATTTCTTCATCTGTCAACCTCCTGATAACTTTATATTTTTGTACATATCTATTTAACAAACTTCTTTTATACCTATTTAATTTTATTGTAGTATAAGCATTATTTTCATTTTCAAATGCCTTATAATATTTGCCCTTATAGTTTATCATATAATAGTTACTAAAAGAATTTAAACTTAAAATAATTAATAATAGATATTTTTTCATAACTAAACTCCCCCTAAATCCCCATTTTCATATATTTTTTCTAACAATTCATTTTTTGGCAATGTTTTTATAATTTCCTCCCTGTTTGAAATATCAATTATTTCACTTGTTTTTTCAATCTTTGATAATTCAACTTTCTCTAATATAAATGTTTGTAAATCTCTTGAATAATAAATAAAAGACACTCCAAATTCAATATATCCATTACCTTTTTCATTGCTTTCTAACTTAAAATATTGAAATATAATATCATATTGAGTATTAATTTTCATTTTCAACGAATACCCTAAATCCATCATCTTTTGATTTAGTTTCTGTTCTAATTCAAAATTATATAAATCATATTCATTAAAATCTATATCCACATTAAATAACATTAATTATTCTCCTTTACATAATATTTTTTATTTTTATAACTAATTTCTAAACCATCTTTACAAGGTATAATATTTACATTATTAAACAAACTATGTAAATTTTTAATTTGATTATTTAAAAATTTTCTTATTTCAATAGTTTCATTAAAAGTCAATTTCCCATTAATAAATAAACCATCTAAATTAAATTTTGAATAAATACCTTTTTTTCTCTCTTTAATACTGATAAGGGATATACCCCTATCAATATCTTTAATTTTTTCAACTCTACCTAACATATTACTCTCTATAATTAATTTTAAATTCATAATTACTCTCCTTTACCCTAAAAATTGTTGTTTTTGACCATTGATATGATTAATTGTCAATATAATTCTATTTTTATATGTTCTATTATAATCAACAACTTTATTCATTAAACTTGTTACTTGAATTAATTTATCATTATTTTCATAACCTAATTCAATATATAAATAATCAATATCTTTTGGATAAGTTTCAAGAAAATCTTTAAATAGTTCCTCATAATCTCTTACATCATTATCCAAATTAAAATTTAAAATACTTCTAAAGCCATCATAAACCATTTCTATACCTTTGTCTAATAAATTTAATTTTATTGTCTTTTCCATAGCAATACCTCCTAAATTTTTCATTTACAAGATTAGTATATCATACTTTTATCCCTTTGTCAACTATTAATTTCATATTTTTTTCTATATTTTGTTTTATTATAATATTTTTCGAGTAAATATAATCTTTCTGTATCATCAATAACCTTATCTTTCAATATAGACCAATGTATATTGTTAGTATATAACTCTGTTTCTATTTTCTTTTCATATTTTTGTACTCTCTTATCTATAATTTTTTGATTATATTTAATTATATCATAATTCCACATATATTTTACATATTTTCTAATAATATAATTATTAATTAATATTTCAACTAATAAAACCATATTATTGATTGTATCATAATAAATATCTAAAATGTCATAAATTTTACATAAATTATAATCTAATTTTTTATCTCTAATAATTTCAAATTTATAACTATTAATACAAACTTTATTAAATAATTTAAAATAATTTCTTCCATAACCTATTTTATTATTTGTATTTACTAAATCTCCTTTAAATCTTAAATCAAATTCACATTTACCTTTATCTAAAAAATCAAATACTATATGTGTATCTAAATTATCTTTAAAATTTATTTTAATATTCCATATTTCAAATAGACTTGGTGGCTTTTCACAAAAATTCTCTACATAAATAGGTATTTCCAACCTTTTAAATATACCTCTAACTTTTTTAATTTCTTTATTTGTCATTGTTTTCATCTCCATTCTATTAAATTTTTGTCTAACTTATCTAACAATTTATTCACTTTTTTCTTAAAATAACTCTCTTTTAAAGTTAAATATTTAAAATCTTCATCTTTTTTAATATTTTCTTTAATCCACTTTAAAATATATTTTATAAGTTGTTCTCTATCAACTATAAATTTATCCCCCAAAGTTGCTCTATAATAATTTATATCTCCTGCAAAGAATAAATAATAAACTTCAATACATAATTTATATTTTGTAACAATACATTTAACATTTGTTTTATACATAATTAAGCACCTCTTTCTTATATGACTTATTTTAATTTCAATAATATAATATCATATCTTTTAATATTTGTCAAATAAAATTAAATTAAAAAAGACTAAGTTTTACCTTAGTCCTTTCTAACATCTAAATCATAATTTATTTTAATATATTCTGATAAATCTTCTATATCTCTATGTAAATCATATAATTTCAACTCTCTATAATCATATATACTCATTAAACTTAATAATTTATCATTGAAATTACTAAATAAATCACTGAACTTTATATAATAATTGTTATCTTCATAGTATAAATTTATCTTAATAGACATTTCTAAATATTCTTCAATTATTTCATCATTACAATAATAAATCAATTTATAATGATAATACTTATATTTACAATCAAATAAAAAATATATGGGATATGATAAATCATCTAAATGCTCAAAACGTAAATATTTAATATCAGATATTTTATTACCTGCTTTTAAAAAATATTTTAACTTTATACGATTTTTATAAAATTCCATATTAAACACTACAACTTTCACAAATCGGCTCTTTATCTGCCATTATTGATTGTTTTTGAGTTCTCCAATAATACAATGATTTTATCCCTTTTTGCCAAGCATAAGTAATTATTTTTGCTCTCTCTTTTAATGTAGTATCACTTTTAACATTTACCACAATACTTATTGCTTGGTCTACGTATTGCTGTATAACTGCCATTAAATCTAACATTTTTAATTGGTCTACTTCATAAGCATTTTTATATAAATGTTTATTCTCATTAGTTAAATATGGCATTGGATATATTGCTTGAGAATACCCATAATCCCTAACTTCTACAATATTACTTACTGGTTGTACACTAGGTGTAGCCTCCATTATGTATGCACTACTTTGATTTGGTGCTATTGCCATTTGATAAGCATTATAAATACCATATTTCATAATATATTCATTTAATTTTTTCCATTCATCAACTGTTGGTATTAAAATATTCATATTATATAATAATTCTTTAACTTTGTCTGTTTTAACTTCTAAATCTACTGTACCATTAATATATTTTTCAAGTGCCTTACCACTAGCATAATCACTTTTTTCAAAGCCTACAAATTTACCTCTCTCTTTAGCAATTTCCATACTAGCATACAATGAATAATATCTAATATAATTAAATATTGCATTAGTTAAATCTTTAGCCTCTTCACTTTCATAATCAATACCATTTTTAACAAATAAACCTTGTAAATTCATTACTCCTAAACCTACACTATGTAATTCATCATTTGCTTTTTTAACACTAGGCACACTTTCTATATTTATTAAATCACTAACATTTGATAAAAATTTTATACTTGAAATTATAATATTTTTTCTTTCATAATCCGATTTATAATTAAATAATTCAACTAAATTTAAACTAGATAATACACAATTTACATCATAACCAAACTCATTTTTTTCTATATATGGATTTTGAGATATATTATTTTTAGTCATTATTTGAGATATTTCAACACAGATATTTGTACCTACAATTTTACCTATCTCTCTTAAATTATTTTCTTTATTTACATTATCTTCAAACATAATATATGGATATCCACTTTCGGCTTGTGTTCTAATTATCTCTTGTAAAATTTGTAATTTATTTCTTTGTGTTTTTTTAATTCTCTTATCTTCCAATAATTTATCATACCATTCACTCATATTTAATTGTGATAATTCAATACCATAAACATCATATATATTTTTAGGGTAAAATGTATAATAATATTTTGTCGAATTATCTTTTAATATTTCCATAAATTTATCAGGTATAACTATACATATACTTAATGTTTTTAATCTCAATTTTTCATCTGCATTAACTTTTTTACTGTTAATTAATTCCTGTATATCATTATGAAATATTGATAAATTCAAAGACCCCGACCCAGACCTTAAATTTAACTGGTTTACATAACTAAATAAATCTTCCATTACTTTAGCAGGTGGTAAAATACCACTAGCACTATTTTCTATACCTTTTATAGTTTCCCCCCTTGCTCTTATATCAGTACCTACAATACCAACACCACCCCCTAATTGTGATAATTTCATAATACTATTAAAAGTATACCCAATACTCTCTAAATCATCATTTAAAGATAAAATAAAACAGCTGACCATATTTCCTGCCCTTAGTTTACCACTATTCATATAAATAGGTGTAGCAGGTTGTAATTGTCTATTAATAAGAATATTTAAAAACTCTTTAGCCTCATCTACATTTCTACCAACAGTTAAAGCAATCATACTCAATCTATCCTCATATCTCTCAAGTATTCTCTCTTTATCAGTAGTTCTAAGTGCATATCTATCATAAAACATAAAAGCACCTAGATAACTTCTAAATCTAAACTTTTTACTATATGCTAATTTAAACACTTCCTTAATTTCTTCAATAGTATACTTATCTAATACTTTTTTATCATAATATCCATTTTCCACTAAATAATCTAACTTTTCTTCAAGACTATGAAAAAATACTGTATTCTGATTTACATTATTTAAAAAATATTCTCTTACTGCTTGTTTATCTAATTCTAAATTAGTATAATTTCCATTCTTATCTTTTTGATTTACTTTATTATTTAATATAATATAGTTCTTATTCATTTTTACCTCCTATTATTTTATCTATATCTAAATAAAATTTATATTTAGTTTCATATTCTTGAGTATAATAATTAAATTCTCCATACTTATTCTCTATAACATAACTATTTAAAAACTTTTTAGCAACATTTATTAATGATGTAAAAAATTGTAAAGTTTCATTATTAAACACAACATTAGAACTAAATTTAAAATTTTTCATCTCTACTCCACTACTTACACTACTCTTTTCTAAATAAAATGATATAAATGTTTCTAAATTATCTTTTATTTTATAATAATAATTATCTCTACCATTACATTCAATCTCTAATTTTAAATTTGTACTAACTTTATCTTTTAACATTTTCATTAAAGAATTATTTATATACTTATAGTATTTATCTTTAAAAATTTCTCTCTCTAACATATTTTTAATGTAAATATTTCTTTGTTTTCTATAATAATTTTTACAAACTAAATATTCATTTCTATCTGTTTTATTAATTTTAAGGAAAGAAAATCTCTTTAATTTATCTACTAAAAATATATTCAAATTATTTATTATAATTGAATTTACATTATCTTCATACAAATAATTATAATGTTTATTAAATTTTATATTTTCTTTTCCATCTATTGTACCTAATAATCTTACTTGAAAAATTTTAAAATTTATTGTATTAGTAAATATTTGCAAATATAAATTATTACCTAAAGATATTAAATTAACTCTTTTATTGTATTCAATACCTAATCTTTCTTGTTTTTCTTTACTGAATATAAAATCTTTATCTATTTCATACTCATAATATACACTTTTTGAACACAAAATTAAATTTTCAATATTATTTAAAATCATATCATTTCTCTCCTCTATTATTTTTTCAATTTTATTATTTTTTCTTTAATTTCATTTAATTCTTTTTCACAATAATTTTTCTTTTCTTCCAATTCCTTTAACTCTTTACTTCTATTAATAAACTTTTCTATCTGTTCTTTCAAGCATTTTCTCATACTCTCCTCACTAATCTCATCTCCTGTTTGAAAATTACCACTAACTATCCAACTTGCAACCTCAAATGAATTAAATCCTTTTCTAACAAACCATACTTCAAATTTAATACCACTTGTATAACCTCCAAATTCACTAATAGTTATACTCTCAATACTATCTACTTTACTGAACTCATCTAAAGCAAATTTAATAAAATCTAAATATTTATTCATATAAACCTCTTATAATTTTTACTATATCATTGTAAATTTGTTCATCTTTTATATCCTTTTTATACAAAAAATTTTTAACACTTATAATACTTCCAAACTTAGTAAAATTTATTTCACAAACTTTAACTAATTTACATTCAATAGATACACCTTTAAATAATTCTAAACTTAATAATTCAGTATTATTATCAATAGATAAACTATATTTGAATATTTTATTTTAAAATAATATATTAAATTGTTTTTCTAAATTATATAACATTTTTCCATAATATTTTATCACAAAATCTACCTCCAATCTATTTATAGTCAATTTATTTTACCACATAAAAAATAAAAAGTCAAGAAAAATCTTAACTATTTTTTAAAACGCATATTTACCATAATTTCAACAAAAATCATAAATATTATAGTAATTAATATAATAAAATCTTTTTCATTCATTAATATTCCCCTAATTCTTTTTTTATTTTATCAATTTCTCTATTAAGTGTTTGTAATTTACTTTTTAAATTCTTTCTATGTTTCTTTATCCTATTAATTTCAGATAAAACATTTATTTTTAGTTCTTCGAGTGTTGGTGTAACCCATTCTCCTAATTCATTTTCATAATGAAATTTAACTTTAAAGAAATGATAACTACCATTTTTAAATTTTAAATCAACTCCAAATGTCAATATAGTAAAAATTTCATACCTACCATATTCACTTATTGAATAATTTTCTAAATCTTCCCATTCTTTTAATTCCTTATTCAAATAATTTAAAAATTCATAATAAATATACATTAATCCTCTCCTTTATTTAACCATCTACTATAATATATTTTATATTTTCTCTTTCTTTTTCTAATTTTAATATTCTATTTTTATATAATCTCAATTCTATTAAATTAAATAACAAAGTTAAAATTCTATTCATTATTATCCCCTACTAACATATCAATATACTTTCTTGCTTTCTTTAAATCTTCTTTACCATTCTTTTTACTTGCTCTCAAAATATACTTAATTACGTTAGCAATCTTAAATGCTTCCTGTGGTTTATAATCCTTAACCACTTCATCAATAATATCAATTACTTGAATATTATTACCTTTTATATTTAATTGGTAATGATTAGGTTTATTTACATTATCAAAATTATTTTCATTATTTATATTAATAACATCATCTTTATATGAATTAATATAATCAATTAATCTTTTTAAATTATTAAAATCATATTCATAATTCATACCTATATTATCACATTCATCATCATAATCTTTACCTTTTTTATCACACAATTCTAATGAATAATTATCAAAATTAAAATCTCCATTATTTAATAAAAAATTATATTTTGAAAAACCTGAACCTAAAGTAAATTTTATTTTATTTTCATATTTATTAAATTTATTAATTAATTCTCTAACTAAATTATAATCTCTAATACCTAAAATAGTCCAACAATATAATTCCCCTACTTTAGCATATTCCCATTTTATTATTTCATTATTCATCATAACTATCTTCCTCTCTTTCAACTACTGGCAATATATTTAATTCTTTTAATTTATCATAAATGAACATTCTACCTTTTTGTGTCCATTTAGTATTAAGTTTTGTAAATTCACTATCTTCATCTGCATAAGTAACTGACTGTGTATAACCTTTTCCTTGATATTTTGAATAAAGTAGCCATTGATTGCTTTGCTTATACTGAATTTTCAACTCATTTAACAACTTATTCAACCATTTACCACTTTTACCATAATCCTTTGCTATTTGTGTTACTGTTACAAGGTTAGGACTATTCAACACAACATCATAATAACTTACTTTAGGTGCTTGAATTTCTAATTGTTCTTGCTTTTCTTTATTCTCTAACTCTAATTTTTCAATTCTTTCAATACTCTCTAATTGCATTATTAATAAATCTTTTACTGAATATTCTTTAGGTTGTAATTTATCTTTAGCAATTTGAATTAAATTATACCTAACTTCTGCACTATATCTTGCACCTAACTGTAAAACACCATCTAATGTCAATAAAAACATAGGTTGTTCCTTATTTTGAGAATTTATATAAGAGGAAGGCTCAAAAATGAGTTGTCCTTTTTCAATACCTAATTTACTTATCTCATCTCTAATATCCCTCATAACATTTTTGTGTTCTTTATTGACAATATCTGCAATTTCTAAACTTGTCATAGTTCTTTTATTATTTAAATTAATAATATCATTTACCATTTTCTTTTTCCCACTTTCTTATATTCTGTTTCACGGCTTCATTATTTCTATCTTTACTCCAATTCCAACCATCTTTACAAATTCTTTTCATATCTCTAAATGAATAAAATTCTACTTCTTCATTTTCAATAATTCTTCTTAAATGTCTTTTTTGATATTTTTTATAAAATCTCTTGCTTTCTTTAACATCAATAAACCAGTTTACATTCTTATAACTTGGTAAACTTCTTCTAGTTCTACTCATAAATATTTCCTCCTCACTCTATTGGTTGTAATTCTTTAAAGTTTTTACCACTTTCAATATCAACTTTAAACTTTACATTATCAGTATACCATACTTCAAACACTTCTGTCAATACTTTTTTTATTTCCTTATCACTAATTCTATCACTTACTGATAAATAACAAGCGTCATATATAGTTGTTAGAATAAACACATCATTTTCCCAACCTAACTCTTTAACTTTCTTATCAAATCTAATCAATGCTTCATAAATAACCATAGCATTTTCACTTTGAATAATATAGTTAGTAGATTTTCTTAATTCTTCTAATATTTCTTTTTTATCATTATATTTCCAATTTTCTAATTCTTTTAAATCAATACCCTTAGACTTATTCATATATAGCCTTTGTCCATGAGTTCCTTCAACATAACCATTCTTACATAAAAAATATTTATTATTATCCATAAATTCTTTTATTTTTTTATTCTTATCCATATACTCATTAAGCATTTTTTCTGCTTCTTTAACCTTAACTTTCATATCCTCTGCTAACCCTTTTGCACTAATTCCATAAGGTAATCCGAAGTTAATACTTTTAGCATTATATCTCATATTACCCATCAAATCCTTGATTACAGACAATTTTTTTCTTAAGGGTATGTCTAGGTCGGCTAAGGTCATTCCTCGATAATGCACCCCCATTTCCGACTGTTTTAGGTATGTTTTAATCTCATCATACTTCTCTTTTGTTATCTCTGTTGTATCTCCCCAAACTCCATAAGCCATATTACTATGTAAATCCAAACCATCTTTGATTGCATTAATTAAATTAGGCTCTTTACTTAATGCTCCTAATATATAAAGTTCACAACTCGAATAATCTAAAGCAACAATTCTATGATTATCTTGTAAAGGAATTATACATTTTTTCAATACTGATAAATCCCCTCGACTTGGCAACTGCTGTAAATTTACACTATTCTGTGCTACCCTGTGAGTTATCGTACCTTGTAAATTTGAATTGGGATGATTAAAAGGATAATCCTCACTTGTCAAGTTCCACAACCCCTTCTCCTTATTTTCATCATTTACCCCTAAAAAACCATCTACTCCTTTAATATATAAAGAATATTCTCTAATTTTATCAACTAAAGGTATATAAGAATATTTACCCATAAATTCCTTATCAACTTTAGGTGTTCTCTCTCCAGTCCTTTTATTTAGTTCATTATATTTTATAGGTTTTAATCCCATAATATCAATAAATAAAGTTGCCTTATGATTAGAACTTTTTAAATTGAATTTACTTTTATTTTCAATATTCTCTAACATTTTTGGTGTTAATTGATTAATTCTTTCCTTATCCTTTAATAATCTCTCTTTCGTATATTTTCCTAATTTAATTTTTTCTAACCTACTTTCCAACTTGTCATCATAATCTTTTTGTCTTTTATCCAATACTTTACGATATTCTCTCATATAAAGTAAATCTTCTGTTTTCTTAACTTCTTCAGTTCCTACAATCTCACTATGATTTTTTTCCAATATCTTGTTCCATTGAATATTTAACTCCAATACCTTATCCCTGTCAACTCTAATACCTTTTACTTTTGCATTAATATAAATATCTGTTACCTTATGTTTTAATTTAAGCAAGTATGGTAACTTATCCCAACCATTCTTAACATTTTCCTTAACCTCTTTTACAAAATTTTCAAATAAAGCATAAGTAACTAACACATCATAATTACCATAAGGTATTAAAATATCATCAGAAAACATATCATAGGTAAACTTATTTTTTGTAATACCTTTTTCCTTTATAATCTCTTTTTTTATATTCTCTAACTCATCTTCATATCCATATAGTTCTTCATAATAGTATTTACATAATTCCTTTAATGATAAACTGTTCCCCTTATCTTTATCTTCTGCTCTCAATAATATATCAGTATGTAAACAATGTGCCATAATGTATGTGCAATAAGTCCATCTAATTTTCATTCCTAACATATAATTTAATTGAGAAATATCAAAATAAGAATTATGTAATACAATCTTGCATTTAAATTTATTAAAAGCCTTAAATATTGTTTTTAATTGTTCCATACTTAAATCTCTAGTTATTAAATATCTTGACTTAGTAGTGGAAAATCCAATACCAAAACCTAATAACTTATTATTTCTAATATTCAAGTCCTTAGTTTCAATGTCAAATGTGATAACTTTATCTTTATCCATAAATATATCTTTATTTTCAACAAAGAATTGTTTTATATTGTCAAAACCTTTAACACTTCCTATATCCAAATCTAAATTATTATAAATTTTCATTCTTTACCTCCTTTATTCAATATAGATAGATTATACTACATATAAATAAAAAAGTCAAGTATAAACTTGACTTTAATTTATTATACATCATAACCATATAAAGTATGGTCATATTCAATTTCATCTTCAACTTTCTCAAACAAACTATAATAAAATTTTTCAACCCATATTATTTGTTTATGTGTTAATCTTCTATTTTTATCATAATATCTTTTTAATTCAATAAACTTTTCATTTTTAGTAACTTCTATTATTTTATCTAATTTTTCCAATATACTCATCTAATAACTCTCCTATATTTAAAACTTGTCATATTGCAACCCCTCAACAATACCTAACTCCTTATAATACATATTATCGAAATTCATTATTGCTAATACAATCTTATCACTCTCTCCGTGTCTATTCTTACCAACAAACACTAACATTAATTTCATACCTAAGAATAAATCTTTATTTTTTTTCAACCCCTGTTCCATAAATGCTTCAATTTCAGTATGTAGTAATTGTTCTTCCGTAACTGCAATACTTTTATCACTCATAATATCTCTTTTATATCTTATAATAGTTAGTTTAGATAATTCAGTTAAATCTGTATACCTAAAGTATAGACTATGTTCTGCAATCTCTACAATCTGTTTACTCTCTGCCAAGCAAGTATGGTCTAAATATTTTCTATTCATACTATGTATTGCTAACTGTACTGTGGCAACAATCCTTAAATCATTAGCCTTAGCAATCATATCAAGTCTTGTAGCAAGGTTGGATAATAATTGATATTCCCCCTTAACTTCTGCTTTCATTGTATCTAATATTATATTCTTATACCCTTTTCTAGCATTTGAAATAATACAATTTTCAATATCATCAGGTGTAAACATTGGCATAAAAACAAATTTTACTCTCTTTTTAAAATTATTTACATAGTATGCAAAAGTATCTCTCAACAATCTCTTATCTAAGTCAGTAGGACTACCTCTTTCAATCCTGTGCCTCCTAATAAACCTATTCTTTAATTTCTTATTATTTTCAGTAAATCTATACACATATTGATATATAGCAACTAAAAACAATTTTTGAAATGTTTTCTTATCCTGTTCATTAGCAATAATTAATATCTTTTCACTACATTCCCCATCTTCATCTTTTTGTAGTAATAATGGTAAAATATAAAATGGAAAAGTCCAAGTAGTCTTACCTTTACCACTCGAAGCACCAAGAAAGTGTACCCCTTTAAATATACCTCCTGTAAAATAGTCTGTATATTCATTAAATCGTTGCCTTATCCCCACTTCCATTTCATCATTTTCTATTTCCTTTATCAATTCTTCCATACCTTGTTCCATATCACTCTCAATAGGTTTTGACTTGTAAATATGAAAACATCTATCTATACTATCTAACAAATAATCTCTCATATCATCTGTATTGTCTGCAAAGTCAGACAACTTATTAATTATACCTTCTATCCCCCCATTGTCATCAACAAAGTTAGAATAACGATATAAACTAAGATTTTTTAGATATATTTCAAATTCCCCTTTTATATCCAAGTCATAATCTATCTTCATAATATCGGTATGGATTAATAACAGTTCCCTAGTAACATCATCTATATCTTCATTATTTGCTATCAACTGTTTTATCCTGTCTAAAGTCAATATTTGAAAATCATACTTTTGATATAGAATAACTGCATAGTCAAACAATATTTTCATATTTGAGTTAATAAAGTCATCTGTATTAATCTTATTTTTTATTTCAATAAGATTATCTCTGTTATTATAAATTAATTGAGTTAATTTTACTTCACTTTCTTCCAAATTTTTCTCCAAAAATTCCATTATTTTATCCTTTCAACTAATTTTTTAAACTTATTAAAATCAACTAAATTTACAGTATCTAGTGAATTTGTCAACCTATGTACTTTAGTATATGCAACCTTACCTATATTAAGTTTATAATGCTTATCCATAGATACAAAACATTTATACATTTTCAATACATTTTCTCTACCTAATTTATAAGTAACTGAAAATAAATCCTTGTATTCCTCATCTTTTATATGTGAATTATCCAAATTTCTTGAATTTTCATAAGGTAAATTATTATACATTATATTATCCCTTAATGTAAATGATATGAATATATAAATATTACTTTCAAACCAGTCCTTATCCTTTTCCATAATTTCACTTACAAAGTCAGTACCAAGTAAATAATAAATCTCATTAAAAGGTATCATAAACTGTCTGACTATTGCTAAGCCATTACATAAATACTGAACTTCAACAGTATTTTCTGTTACTCTAAATGTATGGTCTTTAATTAATGTTATTTTTCTGTCCTTAGTATACAATATTTTTCTAATACTAAATATATTTTCATTTCCCATAAAATCACTTCCTTTATAAATATTATCCTATCTTATTATATAATAATAAAATAAAAAAGTCAAGCAATTTCTTACTTGACTTAAAAATAATTTTTACAACTCTCCTCTATCAAATTTATTTAATTGATTAAATACATAATTTAAATCATTATCAATATATAAATCAAACACACCTGCTGGAGATTTTATACTTAATAAATTATTATCTGAATTTGTTTTAAATTTATAATAACCATCAACTATTTCAGTCTTTAAAACAGTATTAAATATACCTTCAACAACAAATTTCTCATCTATAAATTTACTAGATGTTTGTACTAATGTACCTTTTTCTTCTGCTAAAGTTTCAGTATTAGAGTGCCAAAATATTGCTATATTTGAACCTAAAATATAAGGTAATGTAGTTATCAAATCTAATGATTTTTGTATATTCATTGCTAGACCTATGAATTTATCAAAACCTTTTTCATCGGCTCTTGTAAAAACATCTAATTGTGAATAATATTGAAAATCATCAAATATAATATTTTTAAAAGATAATTTTTTAGTTATTAATATATTAATAAACTTATTTAAATCTTCAAAATTTTTACATATTTTTATAAGTCCTTTACCTTTTTCTAATTTATTAATTGAAAAATTATTTTTCCAATTTTTAAATACTAAAGGTTTAAATTTACTCATTACAATTATTGTATCTTTGGGAATTAAATTTCTAAGGGAATAAGTTTTCCCACTGCCACTCCTTCCTACTATTAATACACATTGTCCATATTCCATAATAATATACTTCCTTTCTTTTATTTTATTTTTAAGAAAATACTACACCTGTATTTATTTCTTTTAATTCTTGAGTTTCAACTGAATACACCATAAAAATAAATTTCTTTTTAATATTTTCTTTTAATTTCTCATATACTTCATAATCTTCCTTTGAAAATATTAAATTATTTTGATGATTATGAATAATGATTGGTTTTTTCATTCTCTCAATCTCAAGTATATCTCTGTCTGTTAAATAAAGTCCTAAAGTTGTATTATCTTGTTTATCAATCTGTGAATTGTTAATTTGATATATTTTATTTGTCTTACCATCTAATACAATCATATTTTCAACTTTACTATCCAAATTTTGATACATCTCTATTATAGCATTAATATTCTCTCTTGTCAATACTATTTTCATACTTTTTAATATACTTTCTAATGCTTGTCTATATTCCTTAAATGTATCAATATAAATACTTTCAACTATATTTCCACTAAACTCTACATCTAAACTAAAATCAAACCCCTGTTGCTCATTTAATGGACTTATCTTAAATGTAGTATGGAAATTACTTAATATTCTTGCTAAGTAACCTTTAGCAATAATTCCTAATTCATCATTTTTAAAATACTTCTCAACCTTATCAAAATATAGATTATATACTATTCTATATTTCTTTTCATCTAGTTTTATAAAAGCAAAGTTAAATAATATATCTTTGCCTTTTTTTATTTCATAATCATATAAATTTTTAAAATTATTTATAATATATCATTCCCTTCTTATTTAATTTCCTCATAAGTTTTTTTAAATATATCAGGTTTACAAGGATAAAATTCTCCATTTACACCTTTTATAATATAGTCATTTAAACTACAAACCATAATACCCTCTAAAGTATTTATTTTTAAAGTTTTAGTTATATTATCATACTTTACCTTATCATAATTATTTCCCATAAATTCAATACACTCTTTAAAATTTTCTCCTATATATTGTAAAGCCTCTATTTCTATTGGTTTCTTAACATACCTCTTAATCATTTATTCCTCCTTAATCTACTTTTTCTCCACCTATTCTATTATCATATAATCCTCTCTCATATTCAGATAAAATAGAATATCTACAACTATGCCCACTCTCCATATAAACCCTCTTTTCCTCATAATCTATTTTACTAATTTTACTTGTAATATACTTCCTTTCTTGTGGTTTACCAAAATCATAATACATAAATTTAATTTTATCTCCTACATTTACAACATTACCTTTAATATCTTTAACTATATCCATTTAATCCTCCATTCTTTTCTTTGCAATTTCAAAATATTCTTTATTCAATTCAATTCCTATAAAATTTCTATTCAAATTCTTACAAGCAACTCCTGTACTACCACTACCTATAAAACAATCTAATATTACATCATTTTATTTAGTATGTAATCTTATTAAATCCTCTAACAACTTTATAGGCTTTTCAACAGGGTGTAGTTTATTCTTACCATTAATTATAGGATATTGTTTTAATTTATATTTTATATCCAAACTTTCATTACTGTTCCAATAAGCCCCCTTACCTCTAACATAAAATATAAATTCTAAATCACTTACGTGTTTTAAATTACATAAAGGACTAGGATTAGTTTTCTTCCATACAAGTAATGTAGTAAAATAATTTTTATTTTCAAACCAACTCATTATTTTACTAATTTGTTTATTACTACAAAATATACACATATTCACTACATTTTGTATTTTAATTAATTTACTGAATATTTTATCATAATCAAAACCATTAGAGATAAAATCTATCTCATCTCTAACTTTAGCCATTCTCCGTGCCATTGCTTTTCTTGTACCACCGTGATGTTCTAATTCATACGGAGGGTCTATTAATATAAAATCAAATTTTAACTTTTTATTAATTAAATTATCTAATTCTATATTACAATCATTATTAAACAATTTATATCTCATTAATTCTCCTTTTATTTATATTCTATCTAAATTACATTTATGAATAAATAAATGTTCCATATCTTTTTTATATTTCCCCTCTGAATTTAAAGTAGTTAATTTTTCTTTACACCAAATACTTTTAAAATCTTCAGGAGCATTAAATTCACTAACTAATACTATAAAGTCTTCACTTAGTTCAATAACTAATTTCCAAAACTTATCATTATCAAATTCACTATGATATTTAGCAGTATTTGAATATGGAGGGTCAAAATATAATAAACTATTTTTAGGTAATTTACTATAATCTATACTAAATATATCTTTACAAAATAATTTTATATTTTTTAACTTATTACTTTGTTTTAATAAATTTCTATACCTTTCATTTATAATATTTCTTCCACTTATATTACTTTTTACATAACCACTAAAAAATATACTTCCAAAACTTTGTAAAAATCCAACATAACCAATATACCAATCATCATATTTTTCTTTATTTTTCTTAATATATTTATATTCTTCTTTTGTAACTGAAAAATATTCAACTTTTTCTTTTTGAAATTTTTTTAATAATGCTATTAAATATTTATTATTATCTATACCATAAATATTTTTAACATTTAATTCATATTTTTTATTAGCACTCAAGTTCCCCCCCCCCCCTACACACATATCAAAAAAATAATCTATATTATTTTTCTTAATAATATTATTAATTATTGGCACTAAATACTTTGCTGTCCTGTCTTTACTACCTTGATATACCATTATATCATCTCCTTATAAATTTATTCTATCTATAAACATATTACCATAATTTTCTCTATTTGTCAACACTTTTATAAAAAAATGTGTAGTTTTTTTACTACACATTATAAACAATTTTTTTAACCATACCTTTATCTTTATTAAACTCAATAGCAATAGCACCTTTAGTCTGTGTAATGTAACCCATCTCATTATGCCAATTATCACTACCATTAAGACTAGGCAACCTTATATACTGTACTCCTCCTATTTCCTCAACAGAATAATTATGTAAATGCCCACTAATAAAGTAAGTATATTTAGATTTACCATACATTTCCTTAACCTCATTTTGCATTAAAAACTGTTTCTGTTTCTTATTTTCTGTATCTAAATGTCCTAATCCAATCAAAGAATTTCCATATTCTATGTATTTTCTACTCTTTATTTCACTATTAAATATAATATTTCCCTTTTCAAAATTATAATGTTCTAGTGCTTTCACTAACATATAACTTAATAATTTATCGTGATTTCCTTGAATTAATATAACATTAACTTTATCAAAAAATACACTTAATGTATGTAATGTTTCTATCATTAACTTTAATCCAAAATCAAACATCTTATATACATCTACTTCTGTATCTTGTGGAGTACCTTTTGTAGTTGTCTTATTAATTGTATCAATGTTAAAATAATCCTCTCCAATAATAAATATACATTCTTCAGCACTTGTTTCATTTAAAAATGTATCAATAGCATTATTAAATCTAGTTTTAGCCATCTCCATATCATAATCATCACTAAATTTATTCAAATGTAAATCAACTTTATCAAAACAACTGTCAATAACATTCTTTAATTCTTCAATATCATAGTCTAATTTATCTATTTTCTTGAATTGGCACTTAACAGAATATAAGGGTATACTACCTTTTTCTTTATTAGGACTATCCCATAATGAATAATTTAATTTCTCAATTTGCCATTCTTTAATATTCAAATTAAATTCTTTTAGTATATCTTTCTCATTAATATTGTCAATATTCAAATGAATTATTTTTTCTGCTCTAATCTTACCATTTATAAAATCAATCTCTTTCTTATCACTACCTAAAATAGCCATATTTGACTTTCTTGGTTGTTTATCTACATCTTCAATAAGTTCTTTACCTAAATCTTTTTTAGACTGTTCTACAATCTTATATCCTCTATAAATTTTATTTCTTCTCTTTTCATTAGGATAATTAGGTAAAGTCCTTAACATATTATCCATAATTAATCCGTTCTCTTTACAAAATATTCTTAATTGCTTGTAATTAATACTATGTAAAAATTTACCATTATAATACAATTTAAAATGTTTATTCTTCAATTAAATTACCGCCTTTTCTTTCTAATTCTAATTCTTCATCGGTCAAATATTTAACTTTAAAATTACCAATACTCCAAATATCCACCAATTGCTGTCCTTGTTTCTTACATAATTGATATATTTCTTTATAGTGAGTTCCCTTTTCCATTTCACTATACATAACACCTTGCATTACATCTTCTAATTGTGATATATAATTCAAAGTATTAATATCAACTCTTTCTCTATCTCCCTTTTTTAAACCTAACAATTTATTTACAAGTATTGAATAAGTCATATATAACTTATCATAATTTTTACTACCTTGCTGTCTTGCATAAGGTATTAAAGTTTGTATTCTGTCCGTAATAGTTCTTCTTACAAGTTTACCATTTTTTCTAATTTTAAACCATTCAAAATCTTTTCTACTATCATTTGAATATCTAAGTTTATATACTTCTCCCTCTAACTTATTAATATATTCTATTACTCTATTTCTAACATATTTACTTTCTCTTATAAGAATTTGCTTTGCTTGTGATAATGTTAATTGAAAATATTTATATGTTTGATTATTCTGTTCATTAATATATTCACATTCTTTTGGGGTATGGATTTTATTTTCCATACCCCCTAAAATATCAAAAAACTCATCTTTTATTACATTTATTAATTTTCTATGTTCTAATTTAACAAACTTACCTCTTTTAATTTCTGCTTCTGTTAATACATCTAATTTTTCTTTTAACTCATATTCTTCACTTCTTAATTTATTAATTATTTCCAATAATTGTAAACTTGACACTCTTTCATTGTCAATTAATCTTAAATCTAATATATTCATTTTAAATTACTTTCCTTCCTTAAATTTCCTAATTACTAAATTTGATTTACCATTTTGTCTTGATATACCACTAAATTTTATATTATATTTTCTTAATTTATCTTCTTTATTTTTAATTTTTCTCATATCAATCCTTCCAAACATCTGTTTCAAATACTCTATATTTTGTATCTAACCTTACCCTAAATCTCCCAAACTGCATAATTTTATCATGCTTTAAAGGTACTGTTTCATCAACCTTTTCAACATAACCATAATCTTTTAAATCTTTTAAATACGATTTTAATTGTTCAAAATCATAGTTAGTTTTTTGTTCTATAAAATTTTCTTGTTTTACAATAATATTACTCATTACTTAACTTCCATTTCTCTTTATCCTTTTTCAATACTTTATTTTTTAACCACCTATTTAATAAATACCTTTCATTTCTTCTACTATTAGGTCTATGTCCTAATAATAAATTCCTATCTTCTTCTAATATTTCATAGTAATCAAATAAATCATTTATATAAGATTTATTTACAATATAATTTTCAATATCAGAATTATCACTAACAACATCATCTATAATATCAAGACTACTTGAATTTTCTTTTTTTAACCTTTCAAAAAATTCCTTAGCCAATGTTCTAGTTCTCATCTTGACACAATGTACTATATAACCTTTAATATTATCAATTTCATCTTCTCTTGCAAATATTTTTTTCTCTAATCTCATAATAAATATTATTAACTCTTGTTTTAAATCATCTTTATCTATAAATGTATTTTTATAGATATTATATAACATTAAATCTAACATTTTATCATACTCTTCATAAGTAAAATATGTAAATTCATAACCAGTATAATCTTCTTCCAATTTTTTCATATTTTACTCCCCTAATGATAGTTTAGTATAAGGCTCATATACTATAAAACTCCCATAACAATCTAATATTACCTTTACTTTAAATTTTATAATTTTATTTATTAATTTACTCATCTTATTTTTTCCTCCAATAAATTTGTTTTTAATGTCAATAATTCAATTAATTCTGTTGCTTTTTGTTTACAATTTTGATAAATGTTTTTATAATAAGTATCATTCTCAATACCATTAGCAATAACTTTTGATATTAAATCTTCCAATAATCTTATATGTTCCAATGTTTCAACACTTACTATATCTCTTTGTTTTGATTTTATACCAACTAACTTATTTACTAAACTTGAATAAACTATATATAATTTATCTGCATTTTTACTTCCTTGTTTTTTAGCCATTAATATAAGACTGGCAATTACATCTGTTTCATTTCTTCTTGTCAATTTTCCTTGCTTTCTAGTTTCAAGCCACTCACTATTCTGTTTATTCCACAATGCTTGTCTTAATTCTATATTTTCTTTTTCTAATTTTTTAATATATTCTATAACTTTTTGTCTTACAATTCTACTTTCTTTCATTAATAATTGTAATGATTGGTAAAAATCTAATTCATAAAAATAATAAGTTTGTTTATTCTGTGGGTGTATATATGGGGTGTCCTTAACCATAAGTATACCCTTTTCATCAGTAAATTCATCTTTTATCATTCTTACTAAATTATCGTGTCTTAAAATTCTTATATCATTTTCTTCTAATCTAAATTTATTAATTAAATTCATTAATTCAATACTTGTTATAGTATTCTTTACTTTAATTAATTTACTCATTATAATTTCCTCCTAAATCTATAAATAATTTTCTAATATCATATCTATAATTTTTTCTTAAAATTTCTTGATTAATTTTTATACAATAATATCCTTTTAAATATTTTTCAATATTTAATGTTTTTGTATTATTTTCTTCAAAATATCTATATATTTCCTTTACTGGAAAATAATAACTCTGTTCTATTTCCCTAAATTCTATTAAAAATCCACCATATACTCCAAATCTTTCATATCCATTTTTATTATGAATAATTTTATTAATATCATTTAATTGTCTAAATTCGTGATTGGTAAATGATTTACTCTTACCTTTAACACTCTTTAATTCTAAAAATAGTAACTTACCACTTAAAAATATCATACAATCACATATATTATTTGTAGTAAATTTTGTTTTTTCACTATTAGCAAAACTAAAAGGACTATCTCTAAATCTATAAAACAATATACCCTGTCTTTCACAAGATTTTTTAATATTATCCTGTAACACATAACCTTTATTTATCTTCATTTATTTACTCCTTATTTAAATTTCATTAATATTCCATTATAATAATACCACATAAATAAAAAAATGTCAAGCCTTAATTTATGACTTGACTTTTTCACTAAATTTCTTTATATATTTTAATATATTATTCCTGCTCCAACACATATCAAATATACAACTTTTCTCATTCACATACTTTGTATTGTTATCAGCAAAATAAACATCAAACTGTTCATTCTTAAACCATTTCCTTATCTGAATTAATAACTTTTCTTTTTCCTTATCACTATCAAAACAAATAAATATCTTTTTAATACCTAACTCTTTTAATAATTCTATTTGCGAATTACTAACATTACTCCCTCCTACTGCTAAAGTATTGTATAATCCACATTGAATACTTTTCATAACTGATTTTTCACTTTCGACTAATATAACTGTCCTAGTTTTTTCTATATTGTCTTTACATAAATCATACCCAAACAATACTTCACTCTTTGGATAAACAAGTATTGGATAATACTTAGGAACATTCTTAGGTACTTCACTATTATTATATCTCCCAATCATACCTACCAACTTCCCTTTAAACTCAACAGGTATTAACACCCTATCAGTTTCCTTGTCATATTTAATATTAAATAATAATTGTGTAGGCTCATTTATATTATCTTTTAAAAATAAATCACTAATAATATTAGGAAATAAATCTAACAATCTTTTAGGATATTCTAATAACTCTTTTTTCTCATATTCAATATAATCATCATTATCTATCTTTTGTATCTCATAATCTAACTTTTCAATTAAACATTTAAATTCAAACATTATTAAATGTTTATTCAAATTAGTTATAATACTCAATAAATCTAATACATTACCTTTTTCTGTACTTTTAAAATCATAATAAACCATAGAATTTAAGGATAGTGATAACCCATTAAAATTATCACTACCTATACTATCCATTCTTATACTGCTTTCATCAACATTAACAGTATATCTAATATTTTTATTCTTTAAATATTCAAATAATAAATGTTTATTATTCCTAAGTAATTTTATAAAAGTATTATCATTCATATTATACACCTACATTACAAAATTTATAAAAACTACATAAATTCTCACAAAAGAATTTATCATAATTATATGGTATTTTATTTGTATCTAAATTTTTCAAATTATCAACCTTAATCATTTTTAAAATATTATCAAACACATATTTCAATGCTTTCTTTTTATTCATAACATTATAATCAACAAACACTAAACAATCTTCAAAATCAATGTTATCCTTTTTAACAAAATCTTTTCTCTCACAATTAGTATATCTAACATTCCCATTTTTAAATTTTGTAATTTTTCTAACATATTTTAAAAAGTTCCAACCAATTCTATTAATCTTATATCCCATTTTTTCCAAAGCAAGTGCATATAATATTAATTGAAAACTATGTAATTCTAACTTATATCCTTTATATATTGTACTTGTCTTGTAATCAATAATATCTAAACTACCATCTTCATTCACTCCAATAAAGTCAATAATACCATTGAATATATAATTATTAAACATTGGACTTTTAAACAATTCCCCTAACTCAAAATAAATTTTTCTCTCTTGAAAAAAACTAACATATTTCATTTTCATAAAATTTTTAAAATAATGTAACATATTTAAATTATAATTATTTTTATACAATTCATTTTTATTAAACATTTCTTCCCTTGTACTAGGATTTTCACATCTAGTATAATCTAAAAAATAATAAGGATTATTTTCAATATTCTCTAGCCACTCTTTTATAGCCTTATCTTTTGTAATTTCATCTCTATATAACCTTTCAATCAAACTATGTGCTAATGTTCCTAAAAAAGTATATATATTATTACTATCTTCCAACTTAACCCTGTCAACATATTGAAATTTATATTGTCTGTAACAAGTTTCAATAACATTCAACATTGAAAATGATATTATTTTCTTATTCTCTTTTCTAAATTCCTTTAATCTATCTTTTACTAATTTTAAATCTTCATCTAAATTCAACATATCTCTCTCCTTTTAACTTTTTAATAAATTATACCATATAAATAAAAATTAGTCAATATTAATTGACTAATCTTCTAATAATCTATTTTTATGTCTTTTTTTAATAACTCTATCTTTATTCTCACTTTCAAATATATGTGATATGCTTTCAGTCTTTTTAAAATACTGTGGCAACATCAAATAATAATTATCCCTTAAATACTCCCAGACTTTGTATATTCTAGTATTAACTTTACAATACTGGTATCTATTATTAATTTCATTAATAATATCTCTTGAATTGTAAAGAAAAAACATAGTATATTTTTCATCTTTGTATTCTTTTCTTAACTTATTAAATAACATATAATACTGTTTTGGCACTTTAACATTCTTATCATTAAATGAATAATAATATTGTAACATCTTATTTATTTTTTTGTTAAAATCTTTTCTAACACTTTCAAAATAACATAATTCATTGTGATAATATTTTTCCCCTAATTTAAAAGAAAAAGATATGTCAACAATCTCTTTCCCACAATGACTACATTTCATACCTTTTCCTGTCTTTCTAACTTCTAAAGATTTCATCAAATAAATCTTCTTCATCTTTATTTTCATTAACATCTTTATTTTCTTTTACTGTTTCTTCTTTCTTATCTTCAACCTTTTCATCTTTATTTTCAGAAGTTCCTTTAAATATATCATCAATATCTTCTTTCACTCCTTCTTTAGTTTCTTTAACTTTACTTTCTACAACATCTTCTTTTTTATCTTCATTTTCTTCAATATCATCAAAACTAATTTCTTTATATTCTTTTTCCTTTAATGTATCATCTTCCATATTTAAATTATCTTCAAATCCAATATTATCATTATCATTTCCAAATACATTATTTTCATCAGATGACAATATATTTTCTTTATTAATCATAATCTTACTTAATAATAATTTACCTCTAGTTTCCTTATTAGTTGCAAGTTCAATATTTTTTAAATTAGTTTCTATGAACTCTGCTTTTGTAACTGTTTCACTAACTTTTAATGCAAAATCTGAAGAATATTCAAATTCATCTATGTAATATTCTTTAAATCCTCCACCTTCACTTAACTTGATTGCATTTCCAACCCTCTTAACCATCTCTTTTGCTTGTTTTTCTAAACCTTTTTCAATTAATCTCTTATATACTTCCCTAAAATCAATAGGTAAACTTTCCAAGTCAGGTTTATATTCAGTTTCCTCTTGTTTAGTTGTATTAATAACTGGTTTATAATGTACCTTAATTCTACCAATCTCATTAGCCATTAAATCCTTGATATATCCCATAATAACTGAATTTTCTTTCAATGGTATACTTTCCATAACCCCATTTAATAACCATTTATTATTAAGTTTCAATTTTTTATTCGACTTATAGTAGAAATCTTTTCTACCTTTATCTTTTGTACTAAGATTAATAATTTCGTATGGTGTTATTGTACTACCTTTTAATTCTTCTCTCTTATATGCAAATACTTCATAAACTTTTAAGTATTGTTCTTCTTTTTTTGTCAATATTTCAACAGAATTAATCATATATTTATCATACATATTATTCTTGAAGATACTTCTATCAACAGTACCTTTAATTTTATATAAAGTATTTTTATTTTTTTCAATATTAGGTATTAATTTAATCAAAGTGTTTACAAAATCCCTACCGTGATAAAAAACCTGCTCATCTTTACCTTTTATTAATTTATATGTAGATTTATAAAGGTCTTTAATTTCACTTTCTGCATATTTTAATTTACCTCCATTAAAATCATACACTTTATTGTTTCCATTTTTATCAACTTCATTTAATGTAAATTTAACAGGGTTAGCAAAACCATTTAACTCTAAATAAAAATCTCCTTGATTTTCAACATTACCTTTAAAAACTAATTTAGTAAACCCTTTACCATTATCTCTAACAGTACCTTTTATATCTTTTCCATTACTATCTTTCCCATCTTTCAATACTTCCAATTTCCCTAAAAACTCAAAATTTATTCTAAATTGATTAAATGCCATATTTAAGCACTTCCTTTCATTATATTTATTTCATATTTATATTATCATATTTTTTATAATTTGTCAATATTTTTTTTTATAAATGTATAATTTTACTTCCAAGTCTAATTCCATTTATTATTTTTTCAAAACTATCTTTTACTTCTTTTTCTGTTTTGAAAAAGAAATATGCTATCTCTTTTCCATATCTATTAAAAACTAATTCATACTCATTATCTTCTTCATAATAGCAATATTCAATATGTTCAATATCATCTATATTAATCATTTCTTTATCTTTAATTAACCACATTACTTATTACTCCCCTCTAAAATTAATCTTCCCATTGCATTTACATCTTTAACCGTACCTTGCAATTCTATTTTTAACCCTTTTTGTATATTAGGATATTTTTCATTTAATACATCAACTGCTTTAGCAAATAAATCACTACCCCAATTTTTTTGACCTGTACTCGATATAGTCTTAATCTTATCTTTCCAATTATATTTTTCAAGAAAATCTAAAGTAGTTTGTGGTACTTCTCCTTGCATAATTGTATAAGTTATTAAATGATATTCAATACTTTCAATTAATTCAACACTACCACTTAACTTATAATAACCATAATCTTCTAAAATTTCATTTATGTTATGTACTGCAATCTTATCTCCAAATTTCTTCTTAACTTTATCACAAAACATTTTTGTATTTAAAGTCATTGTGTCATAAAACAATACATATTTCTTACCTATATCATTTACTAATAACATAATATTACCTCCTAATTTCTAATCTCAAGATAATGATAACATATAAATTTAAAAAAGTCAACTACTTTTTTAAGTAATTGACTAAATATTTTTTAACTATTAATGTTATCTTCAATATTCCAAATAATATTTAATAAAAATACTATACCTACGAAGGATAATAAAATTAAAGCAATTAACATTAAAATATCTAATAAATATGTATAAAATGTTTTAAAACCATTATCATATCTACTAAATATTATATTACTACATTTACCATCATAGGTATAGACTAAAATATCTAATGCAATAACTAAATTTAAAATAATTCCAATAACATATATAACAACTAACAGTATACTAAAAACAATCGTATTCATCATATTGCCACCTCTAACTTTAATTTATAATTATTAGGATTATATCCTATTAAATTATAATCACTTTCTTTAAAATTTAAAAAATTATCCCAAGCAACCTTTAATTTTTCAGTTTTTGTCATATTATTATTAATATTATTCTCTATATTTATTTCAAGTTTAACTGGTTCATTATCTAGCGACTGTTCAACATAATCAAATAAATTATTATCTTTCCAATGTTTATCATAAATATGACTATTCATTACAAAATGTGAAAAACTTCCTACATCCAATCCACAACATTTAGCAATTAATTGGTGTAAGAAAGCATATTGTACTGTATTCCAACCACCAAAAAGACTTGCAACCAACATATCTCCACTTCTTTGAGTTAAGTGCATATTTAATTTATTATCTATTATTGTATAAGATGTCATAAATGCACAAGGTGGTAAATTACTTTCCTGTATCTCATTTAAATCATATAAATTAATCATCATTCTTCTATCATAAGGATTGTCTATTATAGTTTGAAATAAGTATTCAACTTGATTTAAATACTTTTTATTTCCAAATACATCAAGATATTTATTAATCATTGACTTATACTCCTTATTTGCAATAAATCCATACGTATGTCCTATCGACCCTGTATTTTTATACTCCCAACTATTCCATATCATTGAATTTAAATCTTTTAATTTATTACTTCTTTTCTGAAATATCCACAAAATTTCGTTAATTGCCTTTTTATAATTTATTTTCCTAAAATTTGTTATAGGAAAATCATTCTGTGGATTATCTTCTTTAAAAAATACTTGAGATATACTTACTGTTTTTGCATTAACTCCATCACTCCATTTTGCCCTAACTTCGTTACATTTACCATAATATAATACTTCTTCTAAATATTTCTTATATGTTTTATCAATATTTCTCATTATTTTTCTCCTCTCAATAATTTATAAAATACTTCAACCATTTTTTCATAATATCTAAATGTTTCAGTAGTACCATTACTATATTTCTTCTTATCCAACACCCAAACTCCATTATCTTCTACTTTTAAATTTTCTTTATTAGCAATCCTACCTAACTTTTGTACTGTTACTTTTAAATCATATCTATCCAATAACATTTTACATATTTTAGTAGCACTATATGATAATTGTTCTATCTTTGGTAAAGGTAAAATATATTCATTGGCTAAAGTATTAGCACTATAACTTTGTAATATATCTTTATAAGACTGTATTTTTACACTTTCCGATAATTCTTTAAATAATTTTGCTTTTTCTAATCTTAATAAATCTTTTTCATATTCAGTTGGTTCATATTTCTTTAAAATCATTACATTATTAAATTCTTTTAATTTATTCTCTAATTTATGTATATATTCTAACACACCTTTTCTAACATACTTACTTTCTCTCATAAGTAATTGCTTTGCTTGTTCCAAAGTTATTATATACATTTGATTTTTCTTTCCTGTATTATCTTTGTATTCACTCAAGGAAATTTTTCCTTGAGTAATTTCTTCTTCAAATTCATCTCTAATAATTTTTAACAAATCATTATGTTTTAATTCAGTATATCTACCATTCTTTAGTTCAACTTTACCTAATTCCAGTTCATTCTCAACTTTATAATTATATTCCATTTCTCTGTATCTATTAATTTCCTTTAATAATTCCAAACTTGTTACTTCATTTTTATTTCTTAAACTTTCCATATTATATTACCTCCAGTATATTATCAAATCCATAATTTTTTAATAAATTATTCAAATTATTTACATTACCACATAAAAATCCATATTCTTCCCCATTAGTATTTAAAATTATTATATGATATTCTTGTAAATTAATATTAACATTACATTTAAATTCTATAATTTTATATCCTAATCTATTATAATCAATTTTATCTTGTTTTTTAACCATACCTATTATTTTATCAATCATTTTATACTCTCCTTTAATCTATATTTTTATCATAATACTTCATTAAATAATATTCTAAATTAACCATTAATTCATTATCTTTTAATAATAATTTATTAAATTTATTTATTAATCCAAAAATATCAATATTCTTTTCTAATTTATAGTGTTTTAAAAATACACAACTTTCCACATCCTTATCTTTATTAAATTCAAATACTATATCAAAATGAATTACTCTATTTAATTTTTCATTTAATAATTTATAACTCAATATTATCATATCATCATTAAACTCATTTACAAAAATATTAAATTCATATAAACTATATCCAGCCATACTGAATACTCTTAAAGATTTTGATAACATAACATCTTGAAAATAAGTATTTAATCTAATAACTTCTTCATTAACATTTATATCATTTTCTTCATCTAAATATTCAATCATTAAACCTCTTCTCCTTACTTGTCAAATGATAAGCATTACATTGCTTACAATAATAATATCTACACTCTCTCCTCCTACTTCTTCCTTTTCTTTTCTTATAACTCATACTTGCCTGTGCTAAATACAACATTGCTTCAAACTTAGTAAATTTTTTCTTATTACATTTCATATTCCCCAAACCCCAACTTTCTTAGGAGTTTAATTATATATTCAATACCCTTAGATGTTACCAATGTTGTATAGACTGGCTCTCCAGTATAATTATTATAAGACTGTTTTACTTCAAAATAACCTGCATTTACATATTTTTGATAAGGTTGATTATATTTATTTAATAAACTATTACCTCTTAATATTCCAAATAATATATTTCTACCAACAGGTCTTTGATTATCTTTATTCTTAAATTTTAATAACTTAGCAACTTCACTCATACTTATTGCTTTCTTACTACTTGTTACTTTATTGTAATAATCTACTTTAGGCTTCTGTTCTATAATTATTTCTTTTTGTTCCTTATTTTCTAATTCCAGTTTATTAATTTCAATTTTATTCTGTTCTATAATATTATTTGCATATTGTAAACTTCTTGCCATTTGATACATTGGGTCATTATATCTCTTTTCAACTTCTATAAAATATTGTCTTATTTGTTTACCTTTTTCATTTCTTTGCAACATAGCAATCTCTTTTGCCATTGAGATTTTTAATATATGTTCTTGTAACTCTTGTCTTGCTTGGGTGTTAAAAACTTTACACCCTAAATAATCAACATTTTCAACAAAACCATACTGTAACATTCTATTAAACCAATTAGAATATCTTTCTGTTACTTCTAAGAATTTATATAATTCTCTACAACTTACAGTAGGCTCTCCTCTCTCATTTTCTGTAATTTTAATTAAACTTAAATTTTCCATACTTATTTCTCCTTTACATAATTTTTATTCTATTTTATTATACCACATAAAAAATTTTATGTCAAATTAAAAAGTGGTATTTCTACCACTTTATTCAAAATATTTCATAAAATATTTACATAATATGAATAAACCTAAACATATAAATATACCTGTAAATAACCCTATAAAAATTTGATATATCATATAATTCTGTGATACAGTTTTTATACATTCACTATCTTTACATTTATTTATTAATTGCACTAAATCACTACTATCCATTAAAACAACCCCCCAATATCATCTAATATTTCTTCATCAACTATCTTTTCATAATTAGTCGACTTTTTAGAAAAAAAATCGTGTTGTGTTGTTTCAAGGCTAATTCCATTCATTACAATAGGATTAATCTCATTCACATCAAAGTATTCTTCAAAACCTAAATTATTCATTGCTCTGTTAAAGTTATATTTTAAATAATCCTTAACTTCTGCAATCATATCAAATGGCACTTCCTTATTCAAATCTTCATAAATTTCTTCAATGTACTCTATTTCATTTCTATGTAAATCTAATGAATATTCAATCAACCAATCATACCACTCTTTTTGAGTTTTTTCATCTTGCTTTAAATACAACTCTCTAGCAACCATACCTAAAAATCCACCGTGCAAACTTTCATCTTGTACTATTTTCTTAATAATATCACTACTTGCAATCAATTTATTTTCATAACCTGCTACCCATAGTGGTAAATAAAATCCACTATAAAATAGATGGCTCTCTAAATTAATACTTGCACTCAATACTCTAAATAACTCAAATTCAGTTAATTTATCCTTTTTACATAATTGATATTGCTCATCAACTTTCTTTGCTTTATATTGTAAACATTTATTTTCTTCTACCCATCTAAAAACTTCATTAATTTCCATATTACTATCAATTAATGTAGTAAAAATTGTACTGTAACTCTTTGCGTGTATGGCTTCTGCAAAACTCATATATGTTACTAATGCTTTATTTTGATAACTTTCAATATGTTGTGGTAACATAGATATATCATAATTCTGTATTGTATCAAGCAATGTTAGTCCACCTAACACTTTTTTATAACATTCTCTAAAAGCAGGACTTAATGTTTTCCAACCATCTTTATCCCTGCTTGGTGTATATTCTGTATCAATCCAGAATTGTTTTAAGTTCTGTTCCCAAAAAGCCATAATATAGTTGTTATCAGGCTCATTCCAATTTACTGCTTTGTATGTTTTTTCCATAATCTATTCCTCCATTCAATCTAAATAATCTCCCATATAAAATTCATCATCATAATCATCATAATCATCATAATCATCATAATCATCATAATCATCATAATCATCATAATCATCATACATAAAAAATCAACTCCTTAATATATTTATTTTACATACTAATTATAGCATAAAAATATCTAATTGTCAAATAAAAAATAAGTAGTTTTCACTACTTATTAATTTCAAATCTTTTTTCAAGAGTATTTAAATATTTACTCATTTCATCTTTTTGTTCCAATAATAGTTTTTTATTTTCTTCATCTAAACTATTAAAATCTTCTGTTTCAGTAAATTTAACCAGTTTAGTAATCTTAGTTTTTAAATCTCTAATTTCTTTAACTAATTTACCTAACAATTCAAATTTCTCTGTAACCATTTCAACCTCCTTTCTAATAACCTAATGTAAATAATAAATCATCTAAATTTTTTAATGTGTACCAATCTCCTTCATTTTCAATAACTGGTACTTGTCTATACCCTAAAGACTTAATTAATTTCAATGCTTCATTATCTTCTGTAATATCAATAAACTTATATTCAATATTATATCTCTTTAACGTATCTTTAGCAATATTACAACTTACACAACCATTACCTTTACCATAAACTTTAATCAATTATTTACCTCCTGTTTCTTTATGTGGAACTAATTGCCCATTTCTATTATATCTTACATATTTTTTTATTACTTTACTTCTTATATCATAAATTACAAATCCTTCAACTTTTCTATTTTCTTTATTAATATAATCATTATAAACTATATCTAAATTTTCTACACTTATATCTTTTAATTTATCAACAAATGGAACTTTAGATATAAAATTTGGAAATTCTTGATTAGTAAATACATAATGTAATAAATCTAAATCATAAACTAAATTAGACAATTCTAATTTATCATCATTCAATTTAATTCTACCTTTAGCAAACATATAAAATTTATTTTTAAATTTATCTAAATGTAGATATTTTATTTTAACCATACCTATCCATTCCCCAAACATTATAGAGCCGTCATAAATTAACTCTTTTAGTTCTTGTTCGTGTTCTAATAACCAATTTCTCAATCCTTTATAATCTAATTTTGTACCATTAATAATTTCCTCTAATGTAAATACATAATTTCTTTGGCAGATATAAATTTGCTCTTCTATCCTCCCTATGCCTAGATTACTACCATCTAATTTTTCAGTTAAAATAAACCCCTTTTCATTTTCTGAATACCTAGTTGTTTTTGGATATAAAGTCATTTTAATCATTTAATATCATCTCCATTTCTTTTATTTTATTTTAAATTCTAAATAATTATATCATATAAAAATTAAATTGTCAATATCTTATTTTAAATATTTTTCTCTATTTTGTTTTGTTGTTTTAATACTTGATTTTATTAAATTTTCTAATATATTTAAATCTAATGCTTCCAACACAATTCCATCATCAATCCCTAAATGTTTATCTGTAATAACATTAAATTTCTTAATAAAATTATCATAAGAAAATAAACATACTATAACTCCATAATCTGTTACACTTCTAATTAACCTACCTACACCTTGATAAAATACTATTTTCATCATATTATTATAAAAATCCCAATATTCACTAATAAATGAATTTTCCTTATCATACTCTATTTTATCAAATAACAACCTATTAAATTTAGATATTATGCTAGGCTCATTAACTCTCATATAAGGTAACTTAGTTATTATTAAAGTTGTCATATTATCCCCTTTAAAATCAATACCTTCCCAAAAACCTGTATTGCCAATAACTATTGTATCATTATCAATATTTTTATTCATATCCTGCATTATAGTTGGTAAAGATGAATAATATTGAGAGTGTATAGAATAATTATTATCCATTAAATTATTTTTTAAACAATTATAAGCATTATCAACATCAACCTTACTTGTACATAATATTAAACTTCCACTATCTCCATTAGAAATAATACTATCTAATTTTTTATCTAATAGCCATTTATATTTTGTCTCCTTACCATACTTATCAAGACAATAATTTTTATCAAGGAAAATATATCTTTTATTATATTTATCAAAAGGACTATTAGGTATATAACATCTATATGTTTCACTTTCTAATAAACCTAATCTACTAACAAAAAATGAATAATCTCCTTCAATACTCATAGTAGCACTACAATATACAATATGTTTTACTTTATTAATAGTATCTAAAAATTTATTATAAGCATTAACAGTATCATCATTCATTAAATATAAATTAACTTTTAAATTAATATCAACACTAACTGTAATAACATCAGGTACTAATCTCTTTATTATCTCAAAACTACTATCATTTAACTTATTAATTAAATCTTTCAAATAGAAAATATAAAACTTCATTTCATTAGTTATCCTTGAATAAATATCTAAATTCTTTAAAGAATATACTAAATTTTTACATTCTTCATACAAAGATTTAATTTCATTATTGCTTAAAAATATTTTATCTAATTCTTCTATATTATTATCAGTTAAATTAGTTATAACTTCCCCTTTCTTATTTTTTATATAATCACTCATTCCATTGATTTCTTTAAATGGAATAAATTTATCATAATCCGATAATATAACTCCCTTATTCATATAATTTTTACTATCTTTTCTTATATTTTCAAGTATATTATCTAAATTGTCAAAAAATTTATCTTCATATTCTAAAATAAGTTTATCTAAATCTTTAAAATAAACATTTCTTAAATGTTCTATTACTTTATTTCTTTCAATACTTAATATCATTTTAGTTCTATCTATATTTAATTTTTTATTCACATAGTTTTCAATGTTCTTTTCATTTTGTGATATTCCATAGGTTAAATTAAATAATTCAGTATCACTAAATTTAGGTTTATCAGTTTTAAAACTTTTAAAATAATTTAACAATTTACCTAAATGTAATATAAATTCATTATTAAGTTTACTTTTTATTTTTGGCAATCTAAATAAAAAGTTATCTAAATTAAATTCATCACTACTAATATTTATTAATTTATTAGGTAAATTATGTACTTCATCTAATATTAATGTGTGTATATATTCTAAATTAACTTTCTTAGACAACAATAATAAATAATCATAATTTGTTATCATAATATTATGTATCTCTTTTTTACTCTTATTAAATTTACATTCTTTTACTTTACAATTCTTACAATTTCTATCTTTAGCATTGTATTTATCAAATAACTTATTATCATATTTTAATTTACCGTTATTGTCATATCTGTCAACTAAGTCATAGTCAATACTAGGTATTCCTTGTATTTCCATTTCTTTTTCAATACCTGTTTTAAAACTTTCATCTTTATTCTTATCATTATCAAATGATTTCTTACATAAATAATTACTTTTAGATTTATATATACCAACCTTTAATTTTTTTAACATATCTCTATATTTATCCAACTCCTTAAATTCAAAATAACTATCAAGAGATGGTATAATAACATTCAACATATCTTCACTTTCTTTATATTATAATCTCTAATATATTATAACATATAAATTTAAAAATTACAATAAAAAAGTATGAGAATTTATATCCTATACTTAAATATTTTTATTTATACAATTATATCTTTCATTTTCTGTTTATAGTTCTCAATGATATTGTCAATTAATTTCTGCCCATCAAAACCTGTTTCTAAGAATTTTAATAAAGTTGGATTATATCCACTTAAAAACATATTTCCATATTTATCTGTTTCAGGAAATTTTGTTTCACTTGAACATAAATTCCACCAAATAATTCTTAAATTAGGGTTTCTCTCTATTAATATTTTCATTGCTTCATCTTTCGACTGACTACTTCCTCTATTAAATTGCATATCACTTAAAACTAAAATATAATCAGGTAAATCTTTACTAACTCTACTCATTAAATCCATAACTTTACCAAAATCTGTACTACCTACATCATCAAAACTATCAAGTATTTCCATATCTTGTTTATAATTATCAGATAATTTTAATAATTTTGGATAATCTGAAAAAGTAATAATATGATTATTCATATAATCACTACATTTTGCAACATAGTGTCCTATTGCTCTTGCTTTTAAATATGATTTATAACCATCATACATACTTCCACTATTATCAATAATAGGAATTATTTTACCTAAGTTTACTTTAGGAAATTCATTAAATATAATATCACAATCTTCTCCACTAATATCCCCATTCTCATACTTTAGCAATAAATCATAAGGTGTCATAGTTCCAGTATTCATTTTAGATTTACCATTTCTAACATCTTCCAAATATTTACTGAATTTTTCATTATCTTTTGAAATAAATGTATTAAAATGTTTTAACATTGCAAGACTTGGTACTTTTGAATAATCCTTAACTGTATCTTGTCTTGACAATATTGCTTCAGTTGTATTATTATTAACAATCATTTTTCTATACTGTTTACTTGTCAATCCAAATACTTTCCTAAATGCTTTTACTTTTTCCTTATTTCTACCTCTTTCTCTAGGTAGCCATTTAGTCAAGTTAAATATTTCAATACTAGAATTATCTCTATCATAACTTGATAACTTATCTATCAAATAATCCCAATATTTACCACCTTCTAAATCTTTTTTGGATTTAACAAGTTTCCAACCTAATTCAAATATATCATCTGCTCTACCAATATTAAATACATTTCTAGGGTTTTCTTCAATTTGACCTAATAATAATCTTCCAACTTCCCTTTCCCCAAAGCCATATCTACAATCTCTAACAACCCTAGCAAACCATTTATCATATTCATTATAATTATCTAAAACAATATCAACTTTGTTTGGATTATTTCTAAATTCACTTAACCTAAATACAGTATCAATATATTTATTCAAACTTGAATTATAAGCTATATCCCCATTCCAAGTTTCTGTTTCATTAAATGCTTCTCTTAAATTCATTTTAAATCATCTCCTTAAATTTTAAATAAAAAGTCGGTATAGTATTATACATATTACCTATTACTAATAACTGCATAATCTTATACCGACTGTGATGGTCTGTTATAACCCCTAGAGTAACTTACCAACATCTACCAATTCTATCATCATATATAATTTTAATTTATGTTATGCAGTATATCTATTCTTACAATAGACAAGGCCTAACAAATAATGTTAGGTAATAGTACCTTGAACAAGTAAACTATATTGTAATTTACTTATTTAAGGTACTGTCAGTAGTGTAATAAAAAGATTTAATTATGCCTAGATTTTAAATTAATTTTTTTATGTTATGCTGTAACACTACTTAGTACCTTTATACAATAGTCTAATATTAATAAAATCCAAATTTATTTATTCATCAATATGTTATGCTGTTTAGACTATTTATAAAATAAATATGTGGAGTAGGGGTTAGACAAGTATCAAACTTATAAAATCTACTAATTATCATTTTTCAACTATTTTACCATTTAAACTACTAACCCATAAAGGCTATTTCTAGCCTAATAAATTTACTCAACTTCTTTTTTAAATGCTTGAGAAAACTTAAATTTAACTTTATTTCTTTCAGGTTTTGTTACAAATTCCTGTGTTAAAGGATTTCTAACTTCTCCTGCTGGAACAGTATATACATCAATATTTCCAATACCATATAATTGTATACTTTTTCCACTCTTAATAACATCTTTTAAAGTATTAAGAAAATTAGATACAATTTCATTTGCTTTTGCAATAGATATATCATTTTTTTCTGCATATTCTTTTGCAAAATCTTTAGTTGTTATTCTTTCATTTGCTTGTAATTCCATATTTTATTTCTCCTTTCAACTTTACAAATATAGTATATCATACTTTTGTAAAATTGTCAACATTTAATTTTAATTTTTTTTTGGTGTGGTATGTAGGATTTGCACCTACAAGAGTTTCCCCCATAAGTTTCTAAGACTTACGTGTATACTATTCCACCAATACCACATATTATGGTGTGCCGACTAGGATTTGCACCTAGATGTTTACCACGTGGGAACAGATTTACAGTCTGCCTGCTTCTCTAAATTGCATATCGACACACATATATTAAATTTTGGCGAGAGTGATGAGATTTGAACTCACAGTACATTTCTGTATTAACAACTTAGCAGGTTGCCTCCTTACCTATTCGGACACACTCTCTTAAAGGAGAGGCTTTTATTTTATAAAAGCCTTACTATGAAACGAATTAATTTAATTGAAAATAATTTTGTTGGTGTGCCTTACTGGACTTGAACCAGTACACCCTTTTCAGAATAATGGATTTTAAGTCCATTGTGTCTACCATTTCCACCAAAGGCACATATTGGTAGCAGGGGCAAGATTTGAACTTGCAACTTCAAGATTATGAGCCTTGCTAGGTAACCATTCCTATACCCTGCGATATTATTATATCATATTAATTCATATTTGTCAACTAAAATTTTTAAATATTTTTATAAATTATTTCTCTTAATTCAATTTACAATTTATTATACCATATTTTTAAAATCTTGTCAACAACTTTTTTCATAATTTTATAAATATTTTTTAGTAAAGAGGAACTAATCCTCTATACTAAATTTAAAATATCTATGTACCCAGTAAAATCTTTCTCCAAAGCCTATATTATGATTTTTTAACACATCATTTAAGGCTATTGGGTGGAAATTACAATTACAAACAAACTTTAATTGTTTTTCCTTATTTTCTTTCACTTCTTCATCTAGTTTTTTAATACTTACTAAAATTTCTTTTTCATTGTCTACTAATTGAGTATATACATAAAATTGTCTTTTAGGTTTATTATTTTTAGTCATTTGTATCAACTCTCTTTCATTTTTAATTTACATAATTATTATACTACATAAATTTCAATTTGTCAACACTTTTTATAATTTTTTTATCTTTCAACAAATAATGTTTCATAACAAGTATATAAATCATTAATATATCCTTTTATTAAACAATAATGTAAAACACTAATATTAGGTAAATCTTTATGTGTTCTATTACATCTATCACATTCTTGTCTTAAACTTATACCATATATTTTCTTAAATAATCTATATAGTCTGGTATATTTTTTAATGGCTTCTTTGGGTAAATTACAACCTAAATCATTCTTAATAACACTCTTTTTAAAATAATCTTCATCACTATATAAATATTGTACTTCATTTTCTAATTTCTTATTTTTTCTTTCTAATTCAGATATTTTATCTTTATAAATTTCAATTTCATCACAATAACTTTCATCAATACTTCTTAATCTTTCAACTAAATTATTCATTACTTGATAAGGAAAATTCATTTTTGATTTTCTAATTTCTTTAAGTATTTTCTTAACTTCCTTCTTAAATTCTTTAGCAATAGGTTTCGTACTTTGCATTAAAACTTCATATAAACCATCTTCTGTTAGAAAATATGTATCTCTCATTTGACCTGCGACTAAAAATTTTAGTACCAGCTTTTCATCTTCATCTACACTCTTTAACATATTTGTTAAATTATAACTACCATTTCCACTTTTTGAATAATCAATCCATTCTGCAACATCCTTTGCTGAGAATAATGGATTTTCTAAATCTCCATATATTTTGAATTGTTTTCCTAACAATTCTCTTTCATCAATTATTTTTAGTTCACTTTCCATATTATTTCTCCTTTATTTTATTTATTCTCAATATTAATATAACATATAATTATTTACTTGTCAAGTATCTTTTTATATTTTTTGAAAATAAATTTATCATAAATTTTTCTTTTAACTACTTTCCATTTCTTCCAATCTACTTTTGGAAATTTAATATTCCCCTTATAATTCCCACCTATATGGGAAATATACATCTCATCAATTAAATCCATATCCAAGAATTGCTTGTATAAAGACCTACCACCTATGACAAACACTTCATCATTTTTATCTAAATCATTTAACCATTCAAGTAATTTATTTATATCATTGAATACCCTCATATTATCACTAAAGGCTTCCTTTAAATGTATTTTTTCATAAAATTCCTTATCATTTGATAATATAATGTTATATCTGTCCTTTAAAGGTTTTCCTATACTTTCATAAGTATTTCTACCCATAATAATTATCTTACCTTTAGTCTTGTTTTTAAACAACTGTAAATCATCAGGAATATTCCATAATAACTTGTTATCCTTACCAATGTAATATTTTTCATCAAATGCTACAATAAGTTTTATCTTACATTTCATTTTAAATCACTCCTTATTTTCTTTAATCTTTTTAATACTGTTCTTTAATAAAGTCTTTTTCATAGACTTGCTAATCTTTTCATTCTTTTCCTTATAATTCTTTTTAACTTTTATTTCATTATTTTTCTTTTTGTTATTTATACCTGTTAAATATGTTGCTAATTTTCTATTTACAAACCTACCAATACTCAAGCATATACATTCCATACCATTTTCTAATGCAACCTTTGGTACTATACCAGTTTCACTTTGCAAATCAACTATTAAATTCTCATCTAACTTATCTAATCTTGATAATGATATAATTCTATCAACTATTTTCTTTGGATAATCTCTATCATAACTTACCAAGTCTAATTCAATAAAGTTAATAGGCTCTTTTTTATTTATCTTATTCAAACTTCTTATATAAAAGTAATTACTTTCCTTTGTAAAAAACAATATGTAACCTAACCCATTTTTAAACAATCTATTCTTCTTACTTTCAACTTTTGTTCTAAATACAACAATATCTTGAAATATAAAACCTGCTTTAATCATATATTTATAATCAATATTTAATTTATCTTTATCTGTAAATATATAGCAATGACAATTATCATTACAAACATTGAATAATCTTCTCAACAAGTTTTCATTTCTGTTATTTTCAATACTTTCTAATAACATACTTGTGGTTGCTATTCTACCTAAATCATCATTTTCTTTCTTAAATTCAGGTAATTTTGTAATTATAAGTGTAGGATTTTTATTTCCATTTTCAAGGTATTCAATTACTTCATCTATATTATTGCTGAATATTTTTACATTTCTATATATTTTCATAATTTCAATACCTACATTTCTAACAATTTATTCTTATGTCTTGTTTTAATTACCTTACTACCATTTGATATTTTCATAGTACCATTATCTTCCATATAGATATTGCTAACCCAATTATCTGTATCAATATTCATTAAATTACCTAAGTCAGCAACATCATTTTTATTTTTCATCCTTAGATTAATAAATGCTCCTTCTTCTAAAAATTCTTTTAAGTAAACAGACATTTGAATTAATGTATTTTCAAGTTTAATCTTCTTGTTTCTTAACTCAAGTAATTCAAACTTGACTTCTCTTTTGTATTTTTTAATGTTACTTTCATATTCCTCAACAACTTCCATACCTTGCTCATATTTGCAATATTCATCAAATTGTTGTGTATAGTTAAATCCATATTTTAGTTCGTTTTTTAGAAATTTCATATAAGAAAATCCTATTAGATTTCTATTTTTATCCTTATTAAAATAAACATCATATTTCAATGAATAATATTCTCTTAACAATCCTTGATATTCCTTTAACTTATTCAAGTATGTAGTTATGTAACAGTTGTCATAAACTTTACCCAAGTATTCCTTGTCAACTTCCTTAATACCTCTCATATTGTTTTCTAGCACTTCAATAGAGTGGTTTTTAAACTTTTTTATTTTATATCTAAGTGTGTTAGACTTAAATTCTTTATCCTGTCCTTTTAAAAAAAGTGATTTTCCTACAACACTAAAAGTATTCTTATCTTCTATATTATATTTCTTGTTTACCAAATACTGTTCATAAACTCTACCACCACCGTAGTTTATAACACTTTTAAGTGGCTTATATATCTTTACAAGGTTCAATATAAACTGTTTTTTGTTGTATTTTTCTGTCTTAATGTTTATAGTTGCTTCCTTAATTTCTTTGTATAACTGTTTCATTGCAAGATAGGAAGTGTAATTGATACATTTGTATGACAATTTTTCTCCGTGTCCAAATGTATCGTCAATATGATATTCAACGATTTTCTGTAATTCCTTATCTCTTTGACTTTGTTCACATTTTGTCATACCAAAGGCATATCTATAATTGTCATCTTCATCATAGTATTGCTTGTTAAGAATTAATATATTAGCAATAGTTTCAATTCTCAAGTTCTGAAAATCTTCCAACTGTTTACCATTCAAGTAAAACCAAGTATGGCAATCAATATCAACATCAAAAACTTTTTTAATTAGTTCTTCAGTTTTCGTAAAATATATTGCTCTATCTCTTATCTGTTTTGAATATTTGTCATTCTTGACTTCTCCATCATAATCCCTTGCAAACTTAAAATTAGATAGCATTAATCTTGCACCTTCCAAAGTGAAAAGGTATGCTACCTTACTTGCATTTCCATTTTTAAATGGCTTTCCTACATTTTCTTTATAACAAGCATTAAGTCCATCTGTGTAAACTTGCCAGTCATCAATATTCTCATCTTTTGAAATTATAAAATAGTCAATGTTTTCTTCAAGAGTTCTTGTATATTCGTTATCTTGATTTCTCAATAGGCACTCAATATTCTTTCTTAGTCTGTCATTTCTTTGCGAATATTTATTATTCTTTTCAACCTTGCTTTCTTCATCCAATGTGAAAAAAGTAAATGTATACATAGGAATACATTTAACTCCTTTGTATGTTATGTATGCTAATTTCTTTTCATAGTCGAATTTATTTACTTGATTTATAAACTCAATTTTCATATTATTGTTTTCAAATTTTAGTTCTCTAATAATTTTTTTTCTTGGCATAATATACCACTCCTTTTCAATGATTTAATTTTTATTAAGGTTATCTTTTCAAACCCTTTTATTATATATAATACCATATTTTTAATAATTTGTCAATAGTTTTTTGAAAAAAATTTATTTACCTATTAAACAAGTTATTCTTTAACAACTTTAGGTTCAACCCTATTTACTTGTATCAACAGCAATTTATAAAGTGATTAATATATTATATACTAATAGATATATAGAGTATATACTAACAACTAAATAGATTGCGGTTTGTACCAAGAGTTAGGGTTGTACCTAAGTATTTTATGAAAAATATCTTTAAATATTAAATCATTAATTGAATTAATGAAATTTTGTGTTTTGATTAATTTAATAAATAATTAAATTTTAATTAAAAATTAAAAATTTAGGAACTAGGTCAAGGTACAACCTTAACTTTAGGTACAATCCCCAATTTATAAAGTAATTAATATATCTTATATTTATATCTTATATTGTATAATAAGAGTATATAATATATTAATTTACTTGTAATAAGGGGGCTAGTACCTAGACTTAGGTTGTTCCCTAAAATTAGTATTTTGTTGCAACTATTTTAAATACGTACTCATATAAAACGAAAGGGATTATAATAAATGGGAACTAGAGTATATAGTGTTGACAGAAAGACATTAAAAAATAAATTATTAAATTATTCAGTAAATGAAAAGGGAGAAAAAGTTACAAAATTTTCATTATGTAAGAATGTTGAATTTTTAAAATCTATTGGCTGTAATAGTAAATCTATTTCTCCAAATACAATTCAAAGTTGGTATAAAAGATTATCTAAGTTTGAGCCTGTTGGAGAGATGACTGATAAATTTATTTATGATTATCATAGAAATATTACTAAACGTATTTCAAAAAAAATAAGTTATATCGACTGGACTAAGGATAAAAAGAACTTATCTACTGAAAACATAATTATTGAAAAAATAAAAAATAAAATTGATTGGAATGATAAGAAAAAATATCTTGCTATGTTGAAATTAAATGACAATGATTTCAATATTGAAAGATATTCAAACTTAAATGAAAATGATTTAAAATTTATGGTTGATATGTTTATTAAAAAAGATAATCAATTAGAATTTGAAAATAAACTTGAAAAAATGATTTTCAATGGAGATGAAAATATTGTAGACTATTTATTCTAAAAATGTTCCTAAAACAATCGGAAACCTACCTAGATTGAACGAGATATGTGTTAGGCTACCAATTAATCATTTAACAAAATGAAAGCCCTTAAAACTGATTTACGGAGATTAATTATGGAAAATTTAAAAAATTTACAATTAAAGATAACTGAATTAATGGAAGATAAATCAAGTTTAGAAAAAGAAAATGCACAGTTAAGACAAAAAATAGTAGAATTGGAAAAGGAAAATGAAAAAGTAAAAACATTGGTAAATGTTGAACTATTAGATAATGACATTAAGAAAATAATATTAAAGAACTATGCTAGGAACAAATCCAGTCTTTCTATATATAGGGAGGTTGGTAAATTATATGGATTGACTATTGAAGAAATAGATGAAATAATTAAAAATATAGATAAGTTAGATAAAGAACTTATCGAATACTATAAAAAGGAAGTAGAATTTTTTAGGGAGAATGACCTTATAAAGTTTTTTAGTGAACAGGATTTAATAAAAGATAGTATTGATGTTACATTATCTTCTTTGGATATGCAAATATTAGAATATTCAAAATTAAAAACTATGGATAAAGATGAATTTAAAATTTATAGTGATTTATTGGCAAGGAAAAAAGATTTTATCAATATTAGATTAAAACTTGTAGATACATATAGAGAAGGAACTTTAATATCAGACAGTAATAAAGAAAATAGTAATAATATTTCTATTGAAATTAAGAAACAAATAAATAATATTATGAATATAGATACTTTTAAACAAAAGGGTGTTAGTACCGAAGTTGTTAGAATAGATAAGGGGGTTGAACAATGGGAATAAATTATGAAATATTTATTGACCCAATATCTAATGTTGTGTTTGCAAAAACATTAAAAGGTACAATCCCAATAGGTATTAATTTTGATAAGAAAACAGGCAACTTTGAGAGTATTGAAGATATAAAATATTATCAAACTTTTATTGAATATGTTATTAGAAGTAGACAATATTATGATGTTGTAAGAAAGAAATATAAATATCGTGAGTTATTTCCATATCAATGGAGTGTATGTTTAAAGATTATTGACAGTATTATGAATAAGAAAGGTAGAAAAATTTTACCAGTACAGGCTAGACAAACAGGTAAGTCAGAAGCAATAAAAGTATGGCTACCGTTTTTAGTTGTGTTCGCACGTCAATATGTTGAATTTATACACGAAAGATTTACTGGAATATTAGGAAGTTACAAAAGTGATACTATTGATAAGTTAAGAAAAGAAGTTATACCTTATTTTAAGACTGCTATTGAAGTTTACAATGAAATGTATAAAGATATTGAATTAGTTAGTGCATTGGATGGAAAAAATACTAAACTTGTAAATAATTCAAACAGATTAGAAATAAGTGCTAAGGTGGATGGGCAATATTTACCTTATAGTGAATGTTTTTTTATAACATTAGGAACTTCACAAGACAGTTTGACTTCACATATAACAGCAATAGATGAAAGTGGTAAATGTGATAATGACTTGTTTGACAATTCAATATCGCCATTTTCAAACAGTACACGTGGAACTCAAATATTTATAGGAGTACCAAGTACAAGCCCTAATTCATTGTTACAGAAAAAATATGAAGCAAGGTATAATGAAAATTCAAAGATAGACTGCTATTTCTATGACTGGAAAATGTGTTATTCTTTGGCTAAGAAAGTAAATCCTGAACAAGCAGAAATAATGAAGGAAACAACTTTAAGTGAAATAGCCGTTACTGGAGGACATCACTCAATAACAAACAGAATGAATTATTATCTTGAATTTAGTAAAACTGATGGATTATTCTTAACTAAGGAAATAATAAAACAACACGATATGTTTAATATTGTGAATAATAGTTTTGAAGAAGAAAGTATATATAATGTATATAGAGTGGCAGGAATTGATATTAGTGCTACGAGTACAGGAGATTATTTTGTAATAAGTAGAGGAACTGCTTGGCAAGACAATAGGGGGTTGTATCATAGTACAGTCAGAAGAATTACAACTTTGAATAAAAATAATTTGAATGACCTGTTGACACCTATTGACAAGGTAAATTCAATCTGTGATATTTTAGAAGAAGAACTTATTGATATTTGTATGGTGGATAGTACATCACAGCAATTACATTTTATTCAGTTGTTAAGACAGGAAATGAATAAAAGAGGTATATTGACTATGCTTATACCATTTACCTATACAAGCAAAAGTAAACAGACTATGTTTAGCGAATGGGAGGACAGTTTATATAATGGGTTTACAAAATTTCCTTTAGTCAAGACTTGCTGGGAAACAGAAAAATTATATGAGGAAATGCAAACTTTAGTAAAAAAGGAAACAAGCACAGGATATACTTATGAAGCATACAAGGACAGAAAAGATTTACAAACAAAGGGGAATACAGATGACCATTGTAATTCTGTTGCTATGTTGCATTACTGTTTGCAATATTTAGATGTTGCTATACAAAATCAAGAATGGTTTAAAGATGGTAGTAATTATGAATGGAGAGCAGATAAGTTTAAAGTAAGGGATATGGTTAATAATTTATTAAATAAAAAAAGAATAACAAAAATAGAGAGAATGAAAATATATTTAGACTTAATTCCATAACATAAGGGGGTGGAAATAATAATTGAGTAGCAGATATTTGGAAGAGAATTTTTTATTGCCTATTAGTAACAGCAATAAGTACAGACGTTCTCAAAGAGTAAATTTAGTTGGCTTTAATAATTTAAGTTGGGTTACTAAACTTAACAGTAATGGAATGTTTAATAACATTAACAGGGATATTGAGATTAATGTTATTGATGACTTGATTAGTGGCAGGTCTTTTGAACATTGGTTTAAATACAAGATTACTAAGAAAGCCCAAGATAATTGTGATATAGATTACAAAGATAATTTTAAGAAGGCTTTTGTATATATAAACTTTATAAAAACATTGGTTGAAGATATTGCTATGCAATGTCCTGTAATGGATAATTTTGACCCCAAGCAAGAATTAAGTGATAAAGAGATTAAATATCTAAAAGAGGAACTAGATGATATAGATTGGATTTCTGTATCTATTGATACTATTAAGGAATTGGAGTTAAAAGGGGATTGTTTTTATCAAATATACTATGATGAAGAATTAAAGAAACATAGATTTATTAAATTGAAAACTGAAAATATGTTGGATATTATTGTTGAAGATGATAGCATAAAATATATTTACAAGAATGTAAGAACAGTTAAGACTTTGGATATTGAGAAGTCTATATACACTAGAAAAGAAGTTGAAGATTTAATTATATTTACTAATGGATATTATGTTGAGTATTTAGATGTTACTGACTTGGATATTAAAAGTGCTAATAATAAAAATATTGTAATGAATACAAAGGAAATGGGTAATATGTTACCTATTATTCATATAAGTGGTAAGTATAAAAGAGAAGATAGTGAATTTAGTGAAATTCCTAGTGTTGACTACATCGACCCAACATTAGATACTAATACGATTATAACAGATATTAGGAGTTCAAACAGAAATGCAGGAAGTCCTAGATGGGTAGTTATAAATGGAGATTTAGATTTAGATAGGAGTGTGCTTGACCCTGGTGGAATTGTGCATATTGAAACCCCTGAAAAACTTAAAGGATTTCACTCAAGACTTTTACCTGAAACTAATGTAAAGTCATTTGAAATTACAAACAGTTTATCAAGTCTTAATAAAGAATTAATATTTTATATGGATTTTCTTTATAGAATTGTTGGATTAATACCACCTACTTTGCAGGAAAAGATGAGTAGTAGCGACAGTAGTAAGGCAATAGCACAGTTTAGAACTAAGCAAGAAGTAAAGAATAAATATTATATGACAAGTATTAAGAAAGGGTTTGCTAATTTCTTTGGACTGTTATTGAAAGATAATAATAAGAGAAGTAAAAAAGATAAAGTATTTCTACAAATACCTAAGATACTTGTTACTGCAAATGTATATGACAATTTATTGCTTGTTGCACAGGAAATTGGATTAGGATTGACAACTATGCAAGATTACTTAAAAGAACAAGGATATAGTGAAAAACAGATTAAAGATATTATGAATAATCAAAAAGAAGTATTAGAAAATTCACAAATTAATAAAGAGAATACTGATGTTAAGAAAATAGAAAATAATGGTAGCAACAGTAAAGAAAATACAACTGCTAAGATAGATACAAAAAATCAAAGTAGTGGTGTAGATAATAGATTTAAGAAAACATAAGGAGTAAGAATATGACTAAAAAATTTATTTATCTTTTGTTTAAAGATGGAGAAGGTGGAGAGCCTAAAGAACCTGAAATAGATGAAAGTAAAGAGGGAGAGGATATAGGAGAAGGAAAGGAAGATAAAGAGCCTAAAAGTGAGCCTAAACCTGAACCTAAAAAACAGACTAAAAAAACTGAAAAAAAAGTTAGTATAACAGTAAAAGAATTTGAGGAGTATAAAAAATTTAAGTTAAATTCTATGAGTGCAGAGGAGAGAGAAAATGCACTAAAAGAAGAAAATGAAAGTTTATTGACAAAAATAGGAGTGCTTGAAAATACTATTGAAACTCAAACAAAGGAGATTGAAAGAGTAAAAGCACAGGACAGTATTAAAGAAAAATTAGGAACTATTAAAAAAGAAAAGCCTTATTTAATTGAAACATTAGATAAGAGAGCAAGTAAAGGATTTAATAATATTGATGAGGTTAATGAGTTTGTAAATCTTATTGACAGTCCTACATTAAAGGAAGCCTATGATGTATTACAAAAGACACAAAAGGCTACTAAAATAACAAGTAAGAATGTTGTAGGTACTTCAAGTAGTGATAGTAATACAAATAATACAAGATATAGTAATTATGATTTATCTAAGTATGGTATTAGAGTAAGAAAATAATTATATTAGAGTGGGAAAAGTTAAAGGAGAGTTAAATTGAAAGCAAGTATAACAAATTTAAAAATTACAGGTATTCAAGAAATGCAAAGTGATATTAAGGAAAAACATTTTGCAACGGCAGAAGAATACTACATTGATGACCAGTATACTGATGGTGTTGATTTATTTAAGATTATGACAGTTAAAAAAGGTAAATGTTTAGGACAAGATAGAAATACTTGGCACATTGCAGATAATACAGATGTAAATGTAATTCCTATGGGAATTGTTTATGCAGGGTCGCCTAACAGACACTTGGCAGGAGATGTTGAATTTCATAAGAGATTGCCAAGAGCAGAAGAACATTTATCAATGCCTATGATAGATAGAATGGGATTAATTGTTGAAGGGTATGATACAAATGGTAATCAAGTTTATCCTACATTTGAACTTGAGGATTTAAGAAAGCCAGTATATTTAGGTAAGAATGGTGCTATTACAGTTGACAAGCCAAGTTCGACTGAATTTAATACACCTATTGGTTATATAAACAGTAGACACACAATTATGTTGGATTTATCTAACAATACAAATAAATATAACGTACCAGTAACAAAAAATTAATAATAAGGAGATAAAAGAATTAATGAAAAATTTATATTTATTATTTAAAGATGGTGCAGGAATACCAGCAACTGGTTCGACACATTTAGGGGATAAAGGTATTCATAAACAGTTCAGTAATTTCATTGAAGTTGGGGATTACTATGAAGGACTATTAGCAGGTATTAATAATACGGAAGCCTTGAATGGTACTACACCGCTTTTAAATTTATTAACAAAAATGACAAGAACAAGAACACATACTAAAAATTATTATAAAGAAACTTTTAGTCTAGGTACTCAAGCATTATTCTTTAATGCAGGTACATATACTGACCCAGTACCAGTTAAATCAAAACAAATGACTTGGGAAATGGGAGTATTGGATTTAGAAAGTAAAGTAATGAATACAACTCAATTAGAGTTAAAAACATTTAAAAGAAATCACATATCAATAATTCCTGAATTTGTGAAAGCAATGGATGTTGTTATTTCTACTTATGTTACAAAAGTATATCCTGCTTTATTTTATAAAACAATATTTCAAGTACCGAAAGCAGGAGGACAGTTCAATGAGAATTTTGGATTGCTAAGAAATGTTAAGATAGATGGTATTATGTTGGCAAACGTTGACAGTAGTGCAACAGCAGGTAGCAAGAACTCTATTGTAAGAAACCATTACAGAGCAATTGCTAAGCCAAGCACAGTAGCAGGGCAATTAGGGGTAACACCTGAAGATGTTGACAATGTAAGAAAATACTTATTGAATTATACAGATAATGAGGGTAAAGAAATTGTTGCGATTACATCAAGCAATGTAATTAATACATTATCAAAATTTTACTCTTATGAGCCAACTAAGGATTATTTCTTAGAAAATGGTATACCTAGTGTAAAAATTAATGGTATTCATTTCATAGAGGCAGATACAGTAATTCCTGAAGATTTTATTTTCTTTGCTGTATATGATAGTGTTGAAACTGGAGCATTACTGACTAAAGTAATTAATCCTTATCCTGAATTTCAAGGGTTAAGAGTTGACAATGAAGATGAAAATTTTGCTTGGGAAAGTGTTAATGAACATAACTTGAAAGAAGTTAAAGTAGTAGTTGGAGATATTGATGTACATTTAACTGGTAGATATAGAGGATTATGGCTTGATTGTGGAAACAGACCACAAACAGATGGATTAATGACACAGGCAGGGTTAGATATATTGACTAGAAAATATGTGCAAAGAGTGTCAGTATTAAATGCTATGATAGAAGAATAGTCATATTTTTATTTATACATATCTTAATTCTAAAGGGTAGTAGCACGTCTTTTACTGCCTTTTAGAATACTATAAAAAATAAGGAGAAAATTTAATGGAAAAATTAAATGATTTATTAAAAGGAGTTAATGTTTATGGCTTAAATGTTGCAGGGTTTGTTGCTAATCACGTAAAAGATAATAACCAAACAGCCTATGAATATTTACAGACAGTAACATTACTTGAAATTTTAAAGGAGTTAAAGGAACTTAAAGAGTTAAAAAGTAATGATAGTGAAACTGTTGAAACAAAAACTAAAGTAGCAAAAGCAAAAGAGGAAAAAACTGAAAAAGCAAAGTAGGTGGTAAGATATGATATTAACTTTGCAAGAAATAAATAGTAAAATTCAAGAACAGGAAGAATTAAAGAAAAGAATTGAAGAAAAAATTTCAAGTCTTTTAGAAACTATTGAATTTAAGCGTATGCAGAATGGTACAGATAGTGTTGAAGTACAAAATATAACAGATACAATCAATACATTAAGATTAATGAGGAGAGATTGTATTGATGAGATTAACAGTCTTGAGGAGTTAAAGAAGTCTTGTTGCGAAAAAAGGAGAGAAAGAAGCAAGTTAGTGAGTGATTTTTATGGCTATTAGTTATTTCAAGAAACTACATACTTATGGACAGAATTTAATATTTGATAAATTTCAGACTAAAATAAAATGTGTATTGGAAGACAGCAATAAAAATCAATTTATAGCACATTGTCTATTATCAAAATATAATGATAAGAACATATTGACATCTAATGATATAAGTGATGTTAATAAAACAATAATTAAATTTAAGGTTAGTGAGTTAGAAAATTTGGTTGATATTAAAACTAAAACTAATAAACTTAATTACAGTTTAATAAAGACAGTTATATTAGATGGGTTGAGATATAATGTAAATAGTTTTGAAATAAATAATCAGAGCAGAGATTTCTTGATTATGGAAATAACTAAGTTTAAAACATAACCTAAAACAGTCGGAAACCTATTAAATTTATGATTAATTTAATTAAAGGGGGAATTTATAGGATAATGACTTTAAAGGATTTAAAACAGAGATTATTAAATGTAAAGGATAGTGAGTTCTGTTATAAAATAGCAGAAAAAGAAATAAATAGTTTATATGCAATAATTTTATATTTTATGGCACTTGAAACTAATATTGATACAGGACATACTAGAAAACTTTGGGTACAGGCAATTAATAGAATTAGCAATGTATTGACAAAAATAATACCTGTTCCTAACTATGAAATATGGAAAGGGTATGTATTTTCAAAGAATTTAAAAGAAGATGATTTTATTAATGTTACTTATGGCAGTTTTGGTATTAACATATCAAGCAGAGATGAAGTTTGGAAAAGTGAAAACAGTAATATCGCTAGGGCAGGTAATTACTCAAAAAGTATAAATTTAAAATTATTGGAAAGAAAAAGTCAATATAAAGGTATTCTGGGAAATGATTATGTTGAATTTTATGTAGATAAATTATTAAGTGAAATACAGTACGTACTCAAAGGTGGAAAAAACAGTAAATTAGAAGCCATAACTTTAGTATTGAAAGACTATACTAAAAGAATAAAAGAGTATGTAGAAACAGGTAAATAATGAATGATATACAATTTAAAGAGTTAATAGAATTACATATTAAAAATAAATTAGATGAATTAATTAATGAAACTTGTTTTGAAAACTTTAAAGATAAATATGTTATCCAAGACAATAAATATAATATACCAGCAAATTCAAATACTGAAATTTATAATATTAGTAATATTGATATTGAAAATAATATTGTAACAATTTCAAATGTGAATAATTTACAGTACCCACTCAATAATAAAAAAATATTCATAAATTATAATAATGAAATTGATGTCAATGTTATTGGAAATAATAAATTAAGTTTTGATAATGTTGATGACTTATATTTAATTGCTTTGGGAGATATAGTTACAAGCAATGTTGATAAACAAGAGAATAAAATATATATAATTGTAGATGTGGATAATGTTAGAGTTGAAACTGAAACTATTTCAAGTACACATAATAATACTTATTATGATGTCAATATTTTTGTTGGAAGTAATGACTATTCAAATACTAAGGAAGAATTTAATTTTTTCTATAATGAATTGATAAGGTTATTTAGTGAACAAAGTTTTAACATTGAATATAATAATAAGAATTTAGACATATTTACGGTTGACAAGCCTAGATATAGAAGCAGTGTAAAGACTGAAAATGATAGAGTAGGTTATATAATTCTTAGATTTTCACATTTCTATAATAACAAAATAAGAATTTAAGGAGAATAAAATAGATGGCAAAATTAGTAAATAACGGTAATGCTAGAGTTAGATTAACATTCTTAGCAATGGAATTAGTAAGTAAAAAAATTGAGTTGTTTTCTGTTGAAAATAAGACAATAGAGCCTTTGTCAAATTTACCTACTGACCCTTTATTTAGCAGAAAATACCAATACAATAATCAATTCAATATGCAGGGGGATTTCATAGGGCAAACATCAGGACAGGAACAATTTGAAGATGTATCAATACCATTTTCATTCCAAGAAGATTTTATTTATGTTAAATCTGGTAAACAAGATATTGATGAGAGAGCAAGTAGAGATACCTTGATTGCAATTTTACAAGGTGCAGTATTCAAGTCAAATGGTAAAACATACAGAGTATTAGGTAATGCAGGAAATATAAACTTAGAAGCCAAAATGTTAGGTAAGAATACTAACAATCATTGGAAAAACTTGTATTACTTTGAAAATGCTTTTGTAAAAGAGGGTACGGCTTTTGATGATAAAGGAAATGCTAAGACAATGCAAAATCCATTGTTATCAACATTCAACGTATCAAGCATTGGTATGAGTTTAGAAGTTTACATTGGTGCAGGTACAGGGGAAACAAGAATAATGAGATATCCATTAGTGTCATTCTCTCAAATTAATACAGATATGAGTGGAGATGTTATTAAAGTTGCTACTCAAATGTCAATTAAAGCAGATGTAATTGAAGCAGATGACTTTTTAATTGCAGGTGGTAAGAAAGTTAGTGGAAGATTTATTAAAGTTGATGGTGTAGTTGCTAAGACTGGGCTTAGTGCAGTACCTAGTGAAGCACAGGCAAACGAAACTTGGTTGGCTTATGATGATGTTACTGGTAAAGTAATGTATATTGTAAATCAAGCAGACAAGACAAGTACAACTCCATTAGAGGTAGGTACAGTATTCTATTTACAAAAAGGAGATACAGGTGCTACGGCAGGTGCAGTAACAGGACTATGTCAAGCAGGTACTGGTGTAGTTAAAAAGTCGCCAGAGTTTTATGTTGTAGGTAAATATGATTGTGCCGTTCCTGAAGCATTTTTAACTAGATGGAACTATGACCCTGAAATTGCTACTACAAGTGCTAATGCTAAAGAAGTGTTTGCATTGAAAGTTAATGATTTTGATGACTTAACTGGGGATTTCAAAAGATATAATAGTGAAAATTTATAATAAGTTAAATAAAGAGGGTATGGATATTATCTATACCCTTGTAAATAAAAAATATGTATAAATAGGGAGAAATAAAGATATGGCAAGAAAACTAAAACTGAATTTAAGTGGATTAAAAAATCAAGTTAAGACAGGAACAATTACAATAGATTACTTAAATGGAAAAGTTGACTATCCAATTAAATTAAAAAATGACAGGGAATATAAATATATTTTAAACTTATCAGATTATAAGTATAAGACAAAATTAATTGATGATAAGTTAATTGTTACTAATTTACAAAAATTATCGAATATAAAGCCTGAATATAGGGATGTTATTATGAATAGTGAAGGACACTCGAATAAAGATATTTCTTATGTTAAAATCTATGATGAAAATGAGTTACAGGTTGCTAAAAATGACAGGGAAACAATGCTTGAAGGTATTACAGTAGTGGCACATTTAGATTTAGATTATGTTGTAGATGAAAAGACTGGAGAAACATTTTTAGATTTAATTAACAATACTTTTAATGATATTATTAAGGAAAAGTATGATGGCAAGAAAATAGAAAAAGGGGATTACTATAAAGTTACTGAAATATTGTTTGAGGCAAATTTACTATCTTATGATGTTATTAATGAATTTTTAATATATATAAGAGCATTGAAGTATGGCAGAACAGTAGAAGAAGAAAAATATAGACTGGAAGCACAGAATTTAGGTGTTACTGAAGAAAGTGATATTCAGAAATGGATTGAAGTTAGAAAAGGCGACAAGTTATTAAAGGAAATGAAAGAAAAGGAACTAAAAGAGGATATAGTTGAAAATGTCGCTATTGATAAGGAAGAAAATAAAAATAAGGAATTAGATATTGTAGAAGCCGAAAAGGTAGAAGAAAAAGAATAAAGGAAAAGAAGTATGAGAACAGACCAACAAAAAGATAAGGTTGATAATTCTCTATTAAAACTGAAAAAGAATGAGTTGAAAGATATAACCTTGCTAGATATAAATTATAGAATGGTTATATCTTTTTCTTTAATAGGGGAAGAAATACCTTTATTAATTAGATTGAAAGATATTAAATATAGAGATGTCAGAAATGATTTAAAGATTAGGGGAGATGAAGTGCCTATAATTTCATCATTATTATTTGAGGAAGGTTGCAAGATATTAGTTGATAATTTTTTTAAATATATTGAATGGGAAGCCTTTGATATACTAGATGATGATTATTATAAGGAAAAAGTAAAAGAAATTGAGTTGAAATATACTAAGGATTATATCCAAAATAGGTATAAAATAGATAAAGAAGTGGAGGAATTAAAGAATGAGATTATATATAATTTAAAAGTATTTATACTTGAAAAAATGCTTGTTGATAAAGATTTACAGCAAGAACTTATGGAAATTTATAATACTATCAGAGAAACACAGTACAAGATGATTGAAGAATTTAATGAAGTTATTGAAAGTATAATGGACTTTGAAGATGATAAGAGTATAAGTTTTAATGATTATTTTACTGTTATGCTAAAGACAAGTATAATTAATAGTAATGTACCTATTTTTGATGAAAATATTGGAAAGGCTTTCAATGAATATTCTTACAGGGAAGTAAAACTTAGAATTTCATTTGAACATAAGGAAACTATGCTAAACAGTAACAGAATGAAAATGATGTTGCCAGTAATGGCTAGAACATTTTTATTTTAAAAAAATTGAGAGGAATTATTATATGGAAAATTTGGATTTAGGGATTAATTTAGGTTTTGGGGAAACTTCAAGTGTAGATAATTTAATAGAAAAAGTAAATATACTGGAAAAAAGTATAACTAATATTAATGAAGTATCTAATGTGGATATGTTTACCAATGCACTTAAAAATTTTCAAGATTTAAAAGCAGAGTTAAAAGATATAAAAAGTTTATTAAATGAAGATAATCAAAGTAAGGATAAAGGTACTGCTACATCAAGTGGTAAAAATCCTTATAAAAGTGAAACTTTTAGTCTATCACAAACATTATTAAATATTGAAAAATTATTAACTGAAATAAATAGTACAAGTAAAAAACAAAGTTTTAACAATGAAAAATATGGTAAAGGAAATAGTGGTAAAGGTAGTAAAGGTAATGATAACTCTAATGATAATCTATTTAGAAAATTTGCTAATGATGAACTTAGAAAATATTATCATAATCAAGAAAAAACTTATAAGGATAAGAAATTAGAATTAGATAAAGTATCCAAAATGACTACAAAACAATTTGAAGATGGTTTTTCAAAGATTGTAAAAGGTATATCTAAAGATGTAGTTGATATATTAGATAGAGATTTATTAAAGAAAATGGTAGAAAAAAATGCTACTGAAATGCTTAAAAATAGCAAATATAAAGATAAAGAAAGTTTAGATAAGAAGTATGAAGAAATATCACAATTAATTAAAAATGCTGGATTTAGTTCTAATATATTTAAAAGTAGTTCTGTATTTAGGAAGGGATATAATGAAAAATTATATGAAACTGAAAACAATAAAAAGATATATGATTTAAAAAGATTAGAAGTAGAATTAAAGACAAAGGGGATAAATCGTAGTTCTAATACTGATACAATGACAGGTAGACAGCTTGAAAAATTACTTGAAGATAATAGAAGAATTTATAACATAATTAATTCTAAACATTTTCAAAATTTTAGTGATGGGCAACCATTTAAAAGTACAGAAGATAAATTAAATAGATATATTAATCAAATAAATGACAATAAAATAAAAGGACAAAATATTAAAGAAAATGGATTGTCTTTGCAGAATACTATACAACAAAATTCTAGTACAATGGTTGCAGGTATAGAGGCTTTCAGATATTTAGGAACTATATCCAATTTCATAACTTCTAAGGATTTTGAAAGAAATATGGGAGCATTAGGTATTGTAGGTAATTTAGGAAATCAGGCAAGTCAAAATGCTTCAAAGAACAGAATTATTAGGGAAAGTAATTTGGTAGGTGCAGATATTAATGAGTTTGCAGAAGGTGTAAGGGAAGTTATCAAGACAGGTAAGACTTATGAACAGTCTATGAACTTGGTTAAGACTGCTGGTAAGGTTGCCGTTGCCTCGTTTGAGGATTTAACTACTGCAACTAATATACTTAACCAAAGATTTACTGCATTAGGTATCAGTGCTACTGACAAGAACTTAAATGAGTTTGCTAACAGGTTGCAAAGTGCATTGGATAATACAGCATTAGATTTACAAGATGTAAATAATGCAGGTAGGCAGACTAATACGGCTATGAACGCTTTGATTAATAGTGCAGAGGAAAAAGGTATACAAGGCAGAAGTGTAGAACAATATACTATGGATGTATCTAACTTGGAACTATCTTTATTATCTACTTTAAAACAACAAGGTAAGACAGGGGAGCAAAGTGGTATTGTTTTAAGAACTTTATTCTCGAAACTTATGTCAGTTGATGGTAAAGGTAAGGCTATGCTTGAAAATGACTTTAAGAAAATGACTAAAGAGGAAAGAGAAAAGGTTGGTTTTGGCTCTGTTGAAGAAATGACTGATATGGTGCTTAGTGGAGAAGTAGATAAGGTTATTGAGGGACTATCTAAAATGCAAAAGCAAGGTAACTTGTCTTATGCCACTATTAAAAAGATATTTACAGAAAGACATGCAAGTGCTATTAGTACATTGTTTACTGAAGTGAATGGAGATACAAAGAAATTTATAGATAATATAACTACTGGTATTAATGTATCTAAGAACTTTGGTAAGGCTATTGAAAATTGGGCAATAAAGGTTGAAAGAATATTCAAGAATTTAAAGTCAATAAGTACAAATACATTTAGCAGGGGTATATTTGGTGGTGTATTAGGTGCAGGTATTGGAGTAGCAGATAAATTAACTGATTTAGCAGTTAAAGGGCAGTCAAGTAATAATGTATTCTTATCATCATTTTCTCAAAGTGTTCCACAGTCAATGGCACAGCAGTTTATGTTTAAGAATGTAAGTGATTTTACACAAGGCAAGGCTTATCAGAAAATTGAAAGTGCTTATGACTTGTCTATGGAAAGAATTAAAAATGATAAATCTTTAAAGAAAAATAGAAGAAAAGAAATATTAAGTCAAGTGGAACTTATGAAAAACCAAGACCTCGAAAGAATTGTAAACGGTAGTGGTATGAGTGGTTTTGCTAATCAAGTTAAGGGTGCTACTGCTAATGTTTATGATTTATCCAATAAGATAAAGGAAAATGTATCTGATTTGGGTAAATTGAGAAAAGAAGGTATTGAAAGTTTTTCTATATTAAGTATAAGTGCTAAGGAGTTAGGTGCTTCATTGTGGGCTTTGGCTAAACCATTTTTAATGTTGACTGCTATTAATATGGCTATTAATACAGTTATTGGATTATATGAAAAATCACAGAAGTTAAAAAATGAAGCAGATAACTTAGATAAAGATATTGTTAATACATCTAAAATAGGTAAGGATATTGAAAATATTGAAAAAAATATTAATGAGATATTTAAGCCTGAAAATTATCAAGATGAAGAAGAAAATGGATATATAAGAAATGTTAAAAAAATGATTGAAACAAATGAGGAATTAAAATCCAGTATTGATACAATTAATGCAATAAAAAATAATCCATTTAAGAATATTCAAACTATTAGAGATGAAATTTGGAAAGAGAAAACAAAAAATAGTTTAATAAAATCTGATGATTATAGTACACAAGGTAGATTAGGTATTAGTAATTATAAGGCTAGTGGGGCTACAAAAAATTATTTTACTTATGGTAATACATCAAGATTTTCAATAGGGGAATGGAATGATGAGTATGATAGGAATTACAGGGTAAAATATAGGGGAGAAAAATTTAATAATATTTCTGTAATAGATAAAAAAAATGAAGATAGAATTAGTAAACTAAGTGAAAGTAAAAGACACGATGAGTTAAATAGATACAAAAAAATGTATAATAATAATTACGTTAAATCTACCGATAAAGCAATTAATAATTTATATGATGATGTCTATGCAAAGTTTAAAAAGGAATTAAAAAATAAAGGGTTAGATGAAAAATCTGTATCTGATGAAGATAAACAAAAATATATGGTAAGTAATTTAAGAATTTCAAATGAACTTGTAAGCAATGTATTTGGTAAGAAAAGTGCAGAAGCATTAAATGGTAAAGATGTTACAGATACAGAAAGTTTTTATAAGTTATTAAACAGTTTAGGTGGCAAGGATTTACAGGACAACATTAAAATATTTAATGATTTAATTGCTAGTGGTAAGATTGAGCCTGAAACTTTATCTTTATTGACACAGTATAGTAAATACCAATTAAATACTATTAAGGAAGCAGATGATTTATTCTATAAACAACTTGAGAGAAATAAGGAAAGTTTGGAACAGTCTAAGGCTACCCTTGAAAACTTAAAAAATAAAATGGTTGCAATGTATGATAAGACTGGTTTACCTAGCATTGCTTATGGTAATATACTTAATGAGGAGAAAGATGAAAAAGGTAATCTAATAACATTAACACAAAAAGAGTTGAATAAATATAATATTGCCTATAATAATGATATTAATTCAGTACCTATGGAAATGTCAATGAACAATATAGAAGGTGTTAGGGAATATCAGGCTAATATGTTTGCCTATTATACTAAAAAGGCAGGGTTAGATAAGGAAATACAGGACACTCAAAAAAATATAGAGGAAGCAAAGAAACAGGGAAATTTACAGGAACAACAGCAATTAGAGGCTAAATTAAATTGGTTAAATCAAGATGTCAAGTTTTTAGACCAGTCAAAAGAGATGGCTAAGAAAGTATTACATTTTTCTAATTTTACTGCTAAAAAGTATGATGAACTGTTATCTATGAGTGCAGAAATTGCAAAAGCACAGTCAGTATATAGAAATATGATTGGTACTTCATTTGGTAATCAAGGTAGCCAAATGAAAGTTGCTTATGATAATCTTAATGCAAGCAGAAATCTGTTCAATAAAATTGGTAAAATGAATTTAAATAACCAAGTTAATAGTGCTTATATTGAGGATAAAGATGGTGCTATGTTACAAAAAATCACAGGAAAAAATGATTATTCTAAAGTTAATATGAATGACTATGTTAAATTAATGGATAGAATAAAAAGTTATAGAAAGAATAATATTAGTGAGAAAGATGGGGTTAATATTGAAACTTTGCAAAATCAGGCGACAGTTTATTCCTCTATTATTTCTGAAAGAATGAATATACAGCAACAGGAAATTCAATTAGCACAACAAGAAAAACAAATACATATTGATATTGTTAAATATTGGTTAAATGAACAGAAATTAAAAACTGAATATCACGAAAGTGGAGAAATACTAAAGAATAAAGCAGAACAAGATAATATAGGTACACTTAGAAGAATGTCAAGTGGAGATAGTAATTTATATCGTATGAACGATTTACAGAAATTAACTAACTTGAAACTTGAAAATAATAACTTAAAGATGAAAGACCAGTTAGATTATGCACGTAAACAGATAGCCATTGCCAAAGAAAATGCACAAAGACAGATTAATGCTATTCGTAGATTGGAAGGTACAAATTCAATTAATTCTCGTAAGAGTGAAAATGTTGCTAAAACAAATACAAATTCTACAAATAAAACTATTGTAGATAGTGCAAATACTATTAGTACAAATTTAATAAATGCTATGAACAGTATGATGGAAACTATGAATAGTATGTCTATGAGTAGTGATAGTGTTGGGGAAACAGGTGTTATATCTGATGATATTTATGGAAGTACAGTACCTTTAACTGCTAAGAGAGAAACAGGTAAGGGGTTAAGTATTGAAGCAAGTAAAAGTGTATCTAAAGATACAGCAGGCTCATTAAGTTTTGGTATTTTTGGTATAAATACTAGGTCAGGTAGTTATAGAAATTTTTATAATATGTTTAAAGGACAGTTTCCTGAATTATCTGCTAATAGTAATGCAAGTAATTGGGGTATGGTAGCAGAAAAGTATGGTCAATCATTTATAAATGCACAAGTAAAATGGAGAAACAGTTTTACAAGAAGTGTAGTAGGAGATATGGATAGTTTTGTTAAAAAATACACAGGTATAAAAGATAATGAAGGTATAAAGAGAGTTGGTGTATATTTAGCAGATTATATAATTCAAGCAGGTAACAAGGGATTGACAGGAAATTATGTTAAAAAAGGTGCTTTAAAGAATGTATCAGACTGGAGAACTGTATTAAATCTTATGAGAGATTATGAGTTGAAACACCAAAGCAATACATTTTCAGGAGCATTGAGAGGTGGAACTGCCAGTCTTAGTGGTCTTAATAGTGCAACTAATCAAAGATATAACTATGCAATGAACAGCAGTTATAATGGAAAAAATGGGGGTACAAGTACATCATTAATTACACCAATACAGGCACAAAAAGTTAATCCTACATTAATTAAATACAATGATAATGATAAAAATATATCATCACAACAAAGAGGTGTTTACCATACAGGGCATAGTTACTATACTGGTGGTATTACATATAATGGGCAGAGAGCACAGAGAATAGCGACAGACAAAAGAAAAACACAAAATGGTATGACACAAAGTGCTTATAATGTTATGAAGTTAGCCCAAAGTATGTTTCCTAATATGTATGTAAGTTCAACTACTGGAGGAACACACGCCAAAACTTCCGACCATTATGTAGGAATGGCATTTGATATTGCACAAAATGGAACTAATGGTAAAAGTGGTATTAGCAAGGAAGAATATAAACGTAGAGCAATAATGTTATCAAAAGAACTAGATAAAAGAGGGTATATTTCATTTGTTTTAGATGAGGCTAATGGAACATCTGCACATAAAAGTGGCGACCATTTACACGTTTCTGTATATGGAAAAGGTTTTGTAAAAGATGGTAGGTCAGGCAATATGGGTGGTAATTATTTATCTTCAAGTATTAATTTACCTAAAGAATATATACCTAATTTTAGTAAAGGTGTTGATAATTTATTACAAGAAATTACTAATCACGAATTTCAAAAAGAAATGATAAGAAGTGAAGCAGATGAAAAAGGTGCTACTTTTCTTGCAGAAAAATTTGAAGAAATTTTTAAAAATTCAAATAATTACTATGAAGCATTGAAAAATTATAGAAATGTTACAAATGCTTATTATGATGAACATAGCGACCAAGATTTAAGTGTTACAAAAGATTTAGAGAAAAGTATTGAAAATAAAATAGTAAATGACCTTGAAGTTGCAAAAGATAGTTTTGAAAAAGTGTTAAGTCAATTTGATGAGGATGTTAAAGATTTAAATTACGGTTTTGAAGAAATGAATGTTAAAGTAAGTAATTTAAATAATGACTGGGAAAGAAATTATAATTTTTTAAATGGAAATAAATTAGTTGATAGTGTTACTGAATTTACTAATACTATACTATCGAATAATGCAAGAATTAAAAATATTGTGAATACTACTGTAAAAGATATACATATTAATTCAAAAGTTATTGATATGTTAAACTATTTTGAAAAATATAATGGGATTGATTTAGATACACAGGAAAAAAGATATGACTTTTTAAAAGATAGTAGTAGATTAATGAATGAATATAAGAAAAGTCAAGATAGAATGTTTAAGTTGGCAGAGGAACAATTTAAATCAATGAAATTAAATAAATTTGCTTTTGCTAATCTTAGTGAGGAAGAAAAAAATTCTATATTGGAAGAAATTCATACATCTTTAATTAAAAATGCAAATAAAAATGAAGAGTTATTTCATAAATCTCAAAACTTTGATAATGAATTATCAATACAAAAACAATTAATAGAACAGATTGAAAAAAATAATGAGTTAAGAAAACTTGAGATAGATAATTTTAAATTATTTAATAAGTCAATAGAAGATTTGTCTAACGGTTTAAAAGAGATGAGCGATAAGATGTTTAATCTTGAAAATGTTAGAAATCTTGAAACTACTATAAAAGAACTTAATCTATTATCCAAAGGTATTGATATTGAAAGTGTTTATGGTAGAAAACAAATGACTGCATTAAAAATAGAAAACAGTAGAAAAGCATTGGAAGATACACAGCAACAAATAAAGACAATGTTATTAAGTAATTTTAAGGTACGTAGTGGTCTTGAAGTTGCAGGGTATAATAAAGAGTATTTTGAAAAAATTAATTTAAATAATTTAAAACAAGTAAGTAGCCTTGCAGATGGTGTAATAACTTATTTAAAGCAACAAAATATAAATGCTAAAGAAATATTTAACAGTTTTTTAGAAGAAAATCCTTATTTAGCAAAATATAAAGATTTAAATTTATTTGATAATGCTAGTATGAAACAAACTAGAGAGAAAGTTGCTTATGATACAGAACTTAATGATAATGAAAAACAAGTATTTATGAATTTTTTAGATAAGTTTGAAAATCAATTTGTAAATTTAGATGAATTTTTACAGGTAATTCAAAAATTGTTTAATAATATAAAAGATACAAATTCATCTTTTCTTGAAACATTTAAATATTTTCAAAATCAATCAATAGATATGTTATCTAATATATTATTTGGTACAGATACAGAATGGAAGGGATTTAATTATAAGGAAAATTTAAATTATTTATTTAGTTTATTGTCTGAAGATTACAAGAAAATAGGTAAATGGGTAGGAGATAAATTTAATAATAAGTGGTTAAAGGATAAGTTTAGTGATGATGATACAAATATAGAAAAACCTAACTATAATAATAAAATGACTATATTATCTAATTATAATAATAGAGATAGGGTAGACTTAGGTAATTATGATTACAGGACAAAATATTTAAATGAAACTAAAAATTTTGATTTGAATAATGAAAATCAAGATAATATAATAGTTACAGAAAAAGGGGATATATCAAATGTATCTATACCTAGAAATAGTAAAATGTTTGTTGAAAGTATTTTAAAAGGCGAACTTAATAAAATTAGATTTGATGATGGGGATTACTACCCTGCTTTAAATGAAAATGGGATAGTTGATTTTTATACTCTACATACAGACAGCAGTAAAAGTAAAGTATGGTTTAAGAATTATGTTAATGATAAAATTGAAATGACCGAAAATACTAATGGCGATTATAATAATGCTGTTAAAATCTTAGAAAATAAATTACTACAAAAAAATAATAGTTCAATAGATGTTATAGGTAGAGATAATATTAAAGATATAGTACACGTAGAGGGAATATCTTCATTAAATACTCCTGAATATTCTACTAATAATTCTCACTATATAGAAATTATTAAAGATGTTGATAGTGCTAATATTAAATATAAAAATTTAACAGAAAAATCTTTAATAGGTTTAAAAGATAAAATTAATGCTATAAAACAGTATAATGATGAACATAACGATGAAAATTTACAAAATGTTAAATATTTATTTGAAGTAATGAAATCAATGCAAAATCCTATATCAAAAGATAAAAGAAATTATAAATATGATGGGGATAATAAGATAATTTATGAGATAGTTAGTCAAAATGAAGTAGATGATACTAAAAAAATTGAAGGTTTTGAAGGGAAAGATAATTTTGGTCATTTTTATGTAGATGGGAAAGAAGTAGGTACATCTGAATTAATAAATAAATCAAGAAAAGTAACAAAAAAGAATAAAAAAGGGAAAAAAGAAAAATATAATCAAGATTATTCAGTTGTTATTTATAAAGATTTAGAAACAAATAAAGAATATGAAATACTTAATACATCAAAAGATAGAGAATATGTTAAAAAAGATGTCAATATTGGAGAGATTAAAAAATTTAATGATTTAACATCTAAACTTTATGGAGTAGGTAAAGTTAAAGGTAAAGTTACTAATACAGAGTTAAAACCTATATTTGATTTAAATACTATGAAAAAAATTAATGATGGTAAATCAATTACTATTAGTTATGATAAAGGTATTGATGAAACAAATGATTTCTATTCAAAACAGAATATAAATTCTACTACTAAAAATATTGAGGATAATAACTGGAATGACCATTATAAATATACTACTGAATTAATAGATACACTTAAAGATTGGATAGATAAAGATAAGAATAAAAATAAAAATACTTCTTATAGGGTTGCAAGTAAAGGTGTTTTAGATACAACAACACAGAAACCTGTTAATATTGCCCCTAGTCAAAGTTTGAATAGATTTGAATTAAAAGACAGCATAGAAAATACAAAGGAAGCCTATCTTGATGGAAAATTATTTAGAATTTATGGATATGACCAAGAAACTACTTTAACAGGTAAAAATACTGTACATACAAATAAAGGTTATAGTGTATTTTATGTAGACCCTGAAAAAAATAAGAAAGTATATTTAGATGGTTATAAAAATATTGATATTAATAATATTAATAATAAATATCAAGAAGTCTTAGATAAAGAAAGAAAAGATTTTGAACTAAAATATAATACTAACAGACCTGAACCAATTATAGAAAAAAGTACAGTTAATAATAGTAATAGTAGTAATAATAATAATATTAATAATAATAATAATTTAAAATTAACTGGAGAGAAAGCAATAAGAACTCCAGTAGATATTAATTCTATTAATACTAAGTCATTTAATGCTAGTGATATGCCTGAATTTAAAAATAATAAAACATTAAAAGGTAATGAAGCATTTTTTCAATATCTAGCAAATAAGACAGGTATTCCAGTTGAATGGTTAATTGCAGAGGCAAATAGTGAAAGTGGCTTTGATAAGAATTTAGTAGATAGATATTATGATAAAAAGAGAAAAAGATGGGTAGAAAGTAGTTATAAAGGATTATATCAAATAGGGAAAGATTATTGGACACCTAAAAAAGCAGAAGAAATATCTAAATTTTTTGGAGTAGATATAAGTAAAGATTTTTCTAAAGGTTGGTCTGACCCTAAACAAAATGCTTTAGTAATGCTTTATAGAATGATTGAAAATGTAGAATATCAGAAAAAGCAAGGTGCTAAAACATATTCATTTGCTAATGGCTATTATTCACATTTATTGCCCGCTTATGCTGCTAAAATGAATATTTTAGGCGATAATGTTAAGGTTAAGGATTTTGACAGAAAAGCAATAAAAGATGTTTATTTGACAAACAATCCTAGACATTTTATTGATGGTGTTAATACAACTAATGGTAGGGCAAAAGAGGGAGTATTTAATACAGGTGTAAAAAATTTAAGAGATAGTGGATTTTTTAATGATGAATACTTTAATAATTTACACACACAAAATAATAAAGATAATATAGTATCTAATGCTAATGATGTATTAATGATATATGACAATGCTTTGCAACAAGGTATTTTGACTATTAATGATAAATATTTAAGTGCTAGTGCTGAAATTAGTGATTATGGCGACCCTGCTGTTAGACAGTATGTTAAAGATACAGTTGGAATTGAAGAAAACTCTAGCAATAATAATAATAGTAATAGTGATAGTAATAGTAGTAATAATCAAAGTGCAGGATTAGTGACTGAAGAACAGTTACAAAAAAATCAAGAAAATAATGAAAATATACCTAAAGTTGAAACTTTAACAGATGAAAAAATTAAAAAGGCTATTGATTATTATAATGTGGATTTAATTCAAAAAAATAGGGAAGATTTAAAAAATAATGTATTAAATCAAAATGAAGAAAATCAAAGTAATAATTTAAAAGGTATACAAAAAATAGAAGATTACTACAATAAACATCAAAAAGCCTTTGCTTATGCAAGTACATTAATAATTACTTTTGATGGTATGTTGAAAAAACAATATGCTTATAAGAAAAAAGAATTGGAAATGCAGGGTAAAATTCTTGAAATGAATTTACAAATGGCAGAAACTACCGAAGAACGAAGAAAAATTGAGGAACAAATATTACAGAATAAGATAGATACTATAAATAATGAGTATACATCTCAATCATCTTTTATGGGTGGTATGTTTACAGGTAGTATGGGATTTGGTATTCAAGGTGCTTTAAGTGGTGCTACTCAAGGTGCTAGTATTGGTGGTGCTATGGGTGGTATAATTGGTGCAGGATTAGGTTTAGTTGGTGGTATTTTAGGGGGAACACAGGCTAAAATTCAAGCAGACCAACAAAAAGCATTGACTGTATCACAACAGAAACTAACTTGGTTGGCAGAAGATAGGAACAGATATTTAAAGACAATGGCTAATGCTATGAGTGAACAGGCTAAATGGACTACTAAGGTTGGTGTAAATGACGCTATTTCTCGTTCTGTTAAGTTTGCATTGTCAGGTAAAGATGTTATAGGGGGTACTGCTTATGAAACTCGTACAGTCGGTAAGAAAAAGAAAAAAGGTGGAGGATTGCTTGGAAGCAAGAAATATGATACAGTTGAAGCCTTTACTCAATCATATAACTTAAATGACAGTATGTTTGGTGGCAGACAGTTTAACAACAGAATGGATTTAGAATTTGCTTATACTACTTTAGCACAAAAACTTTTAGGTATGCAAGGTAATGTAAACCTTATGGGAACTTATGGGGATATGTATTACTATAACAACCCTGAACAATCAATTTTCAGTAGGTTTGCTGGAGGTGGCAGAAAACAACAACGTATAATGAGTTTACCGATAGATAATGGTTTAAATGCTTATTTACAACGTAGACTTAGTGATGGCTCAAGAGAATTGACAGCAAGTGAGTTTATTAAATACTTTAATGGGCAAGGAACGTTACAGGGAGATGGCTTATTAATAGACCGTAGCCGTGATAATGAAATTGATAATATTATAAATAACTTAAAGGAAACTGCTAAGGCTATGCCGACAGGACAACAGAAAGTAGATACATTGGCACTTATTAATTTTTATGAAAATATTAAGGCTGTTTTAGACAAGGAAGGTAAGACTACTAAAAGATTGTTTGGTAACTACTATGGTATTGAAACAGAGGAAGTTAAAGATGAAAAAGGTAATATTACAGAATATCGTAGAGTAAATGAAAGTATGTGGAGTGATTATTATAATCAAATATATCAAAATGTTATGAATGGTACTAAGGTATTTGATACAGGAAGTAAATTTATACAAGGTACATTAAATGCTTTTATTCAAAATGTAGGTAGTGGTAGAAATACTGTTAAGGCTTTAACTGATGAATTTAATAGGTTAGCAGATGAAATCTATAATGTAGTTACTCGTACTGGGGAATTTAGCAATGTTAGTGGAAGTATTAAAGGGCTTATTGATAATATGGCACTATTGAAAAGACAGCAAAGGGAAACAGAAAACTTTACAATAGACCTTGCTAAAAGATGGGTTGCTTTAGGTGGTAACATTACTGATATTGTTAAAGATATGAACAATGGATTGACAACTGCAATAGATAGTATTAAGTCGACTATGCTAGGTGGAAGTCTTGAAGATACAATAAATAATTTTGGTAACAATTTATTCCAAAAACTTGGGGAAAGTATGACAACTAATCTTATCAATCAAAAATATGCTAATTCAATATTTAAAATGAATAGTTTATTGACTAATGCAACTGATACTAATTCAATAAGTGATATAGTAAATCTTGCAAATGGTTATAAAGGGTTGTCTGTTGGTATTGAAAATGACAGGGAAAGATTAAGTGCTATTCAAAGATTATTTACTGCTAATAGAGATATTGACTATGTAGATGAAAGTATACAATATGAAACTGGTACAAGTCAGTCAGTTACTAATAATTATACATTTACAACAGATATTAATGCAGGAACTATTGTGGCAGATGAATTGAGTAAGGAAATATTGGCACAAAATTTATTTGCACCTTTAGTACAAATGTTAAAAGATAGTGGATTTATTCATTAATTACTTGACTTTTAATTGAAAATATGGTAAATTATATTAGGTGGTATTAAGTTACCACTTAATATACTAAATTAAAGGAGAAAGTAGTTATGATTAGAGAAATTAAAACAAATGGACTTATTAAAGTTGGAGATTATGAATTTACAAGTATTGAGGGAGGTTTTGGAAAAGATAAGAAATCTATGTTAGTTAAAGATATTGCTAATATCCATAATAAGAAAATATATCATATTAATGAATTAATAAATAATAATAGAAATAGATTTAAAGATAACATAGATATTATTGATTTACTAGGTATCGGTTTGAACGATACCGAATTAAAGGATTTTGGATTTTCACAACAAATGATAAATTCATATAGAGGTAGAAATGGAAGTATTTATGTGTTGTCTGAAAGAGGTTATAGTAAATTATTAAAATTATTAGATGATGACTTGGCTTGGGAAATATATGATATGTTTGTAGATAGATATTTTAAAATGAGAGAAACTATAAAGGAAATATCTAAAAAGGATTTATTAATATTAAATATTATAAAATCTAATAATGATTTAGAAAAAGCAGAAGCAATACAAAAATATGAATTGGGATATGTAAAGCCATTAGAAATAAAAGAAGAATATCACGATAAAGTGTTAGACAGTGATGGAACTTTGACAGTCAGAGAGATTGCACAGGATTTTGGTAAGACTGCTAATTGGTTAAATAAAATATTGAATGGATTAGGTGTTCAATTCAAGCAAGGTAAGAAATGGCATTTGTATTCAAAATATAAGGATATGGGATTAGTAAAGGAAATAACTGTATTAGATGAAGAAAATGACAAGAACTATACTAGAATGAAATGGACGCAAAAAGGTAGAGAGTTTATTCATAAATTGTTAAAAGAAAATTATATTATAGAGTAGTGAAAACTACTCTTTTATAAGATATAATATATTAAGGAGGGTATAATGAAAAATAAAGATTTAATTCTAAGTACATCAAGAAATTTAAACTTTTATTTAATTGACTATAAAGATAGTAAAATATTAAATGAGTTTGATAATACTTTAAATACAATATATTTAAGTAAAGTAAATACTACTGAAAGTATTTATGAGAATGATTTTGAAAATGTTATATATTTAAAAAGAATTGTATTAAATTCAATAATAAAGAATGTTGTATTAAAACAAAAAGATAAAATATATGTTATTCAAGATAGGAAAGATGATTTAGATTTATTAATACCTATTGACAAAGATAATAAAATTTATGTTTTTAAGGACTATAAAGTATTGGATATGTTAAGTCAAGAGAAAGATATTACCTATATGTTTGAAAATGTAAATGATATGTTGACAGATTATGAAATATTGGAAGTTAAATTTAATGGTAAAAAATTAGAGAATTATATATTTGACAAGACATTGAAAAAAATAAGTATTGGTGGAAATATATTAGATTATCAATATTTAAATAATATACAGATATTATTGGCTAAAAAGGTTACAAATGTAAATGATATAGAATTTATAGTTGAACATATAGACCATAGGATATTTGATAAGGTAGACCCTTTAGATGAGGTTGCACGAAGTTACTTTAATCTCTCATATATAATGAATGGATATGACATAAAAAGAGGCAATAATGAATTGTTTGAAATTAATTCAGTAAAGAATGACAAAGCAATTCATAAGAAAAGTAAAAATTTTAGAACAGAAATAAATATAAAAATTAGAAATATTGCAGAGGAAGAAAGTACAGGGAACTATGGTAGTGGACTTTATGGACACGGATTATATGGTGGTGGAAATTTAACTTTAGCAGGTATATTAAATAGACAGGTAAGATTTAGATTTATTGTATATGATACATTAAGTGGGGAAATTACAATAATTAATAATTGTAAGGCTAATGATGACTATTCAAGAAGTTATATGGAAGATGGAAACTTGATAGATTATACAATAAATGGGGATAAGGATATAGTTTATATATCTAAGGCAACCAAGAATGGTTATATTTGGTATGAACTATGTAACATATAAGGAGTAAAAAATGTTAATAACAATATCAAATGAAAACAGGAATATAACATTAGAAGGTAAATTATCTTTTACTACTAAAATACATAATTCATATAAAGTGAGAACATTAGCAGGTTCAGGATATACTTTTAACAATGGTACATATAGAATAATAACTGTTAATGTTATTTTTTTAGATAAAAAAGATATTCCAGTATTGGAGAATATAATATTGAATGGTGTTTTAGATATTGAAACGGAAGTAGGAGATAATTATTATAGAGTTGCTTGTGTAAATGAAAGTTTGGATTATCAAGATGAGAATGAAACACAGGTAAGTATACAGTTACAATTTGAAAATAATATTTTAAATAATATTAAGTATTGACTTATTTTAATTCTTATGTTATACTTATGGAGTAATGTTGAAAGATACATTATAAAATAAATTATAACACAAGGAGAATAGAAAAATGGAAGATTTAATTAAAGTTAGTATTAATGAGAATAGTGAACAAATTGTAAGTGGGAGAGAATTATATGAGTTTTTGGAAGTAAAAACTAAGTATAAGGATTGGATAAAGAGAAAAATTGAAAAATATGGATTTATTGAAAATATTGATTTTGTTTTGGTGGCTCAAAAAAGAGCAACCAATAATCCGAGAAATCCATATACATTAGAAAATGAACATATATTAAAATTATCAATGGCTAAAGAATTGGCAATGCTAGAAAATAATGAAAAAGGCAAACAAGCAAGACTATATTTTATTAAATGTGAAGAAGAATATAAGAAACAAAAACAAGTTACATTTTCAAGAAAAGAATTATTACAATTAAAAGTAATAAATGCTAATACAGAAAATGAAAGAATGTTAGCATTAAGTAATTATGAAGATGAATATGTAAAACCTTTGGAAGTAGAAGCAAAATATACTAAAGAAGTTTTAAAAAGTGATAGTTTATTGACTGTATCACAGATTGCAAAAGATTTAGGATTAAGTGCCATTAAGTTGAATAAACTTTTAGAAAGTTTAGATATTCAATATAAAAAAGGTGGTAAGTGGTATATTAAGGCAAAATATCAAGATAAAAGTTATGCACAGTATGATACAACATTAATTTCAGATAATAAAACAGTACATAATTTAAAATGGACTGAAAAAGGTAAGAAATTTATTATTGAAATTTTAGATAAAGAATATGGAATAAAATTAAATACATTAAGATTAGAAAATTAAAATTATTAAAAGAGGGGGTTATATCTATGTTAAAAACGTATGGAATAAAAAGTTTAGAGGAGTATAATGGAAGTAATACAGAAAGTTTTAGAATTTATGTAAATAACATAAAACAAAATAGAACTTTAAATATTGATACATTTTTAGTTGATATAACTCCTCGAGGAAATTTAATTATAGATGGATATTATCCTTATATAGAGCCTAATCAATTACTCGTGGTAGGTACTGAAATTGTAAAAATTAAAACATATAAAACTAATCAAACAGACAGAAAGACTGAATTAGAGGTTGAGAGAGCATACAACCAAACACCTTTGACTGATTTACTTATTGGAGATGGAGTATATTCAGTTGAAGAATTTACAATGAAAGTTACAAATTATCAATATACAAGTAAAATGGATGTAATGAACAATCCATTTAATGTAACATTTGGTAGTGGCTATGTTAGGTTGTTGGATAATATAAAGCAATGGAATATGTTGTCTAACTCAATTCAAAAATATAACTATTCATTGTATAAGACTAAAGTATTTATATTCGAGGGTTATGATGATAAAGTTATATTGACATTTAGAGGATATTTAAAGAAAGTTAGTTTTAGTAAATCCTTAAATGATAAAAGACAAATAACACTTAACATTGTAGACCAGTTAGGAAGTTATTGGAATAAAGATTTAGTAAAGAAAAGTTTTAAGCAGAATAAAACACTTAGGGAATTTTTAAGTGAATTATTTAAATTACCGAAAGAAAAAATATATTTTAAGCATATCAATGAAAGTGAATATCCAGTCATAGAAAATATTGCAATGAGCAACTATTCAACATATCAAGAAATAATTGATTTATTGTCAAGCAATGGAATAAGAGTAATATTTACACCTAGAGGACACTTGTATGTATTTAGTGAAGTGTTGGGTGGGGATAAGTTACGTAGTGATATAATATTAGATGATGTGAGAAATTTAACTGATATATCAATTAGTGATGATAACCAGTTAATTTTTAATTATGGAAATATAAAATATACAAGACAATTTCCTTATTATGACCTAGACAAAGGAATAAACTATAAATATAATAAAAATATAACTGTAACACCTTTAGTTATATTAGATAGTGGAAATTATTTAGTTAAAGAATTTGTTGTTAGGGATAGTCATATAGCAAGTAAGGTAAGCCTTGATGTATATGGTACACCTAGTGTTTGTATGTTAAAAGATAATGTTACTGGTATAGAGTTTATATGCAATCCTTTGGAAATACAAGGAGATACAGTTACTTTTATGCCGATAGAAATTCTTAACGATACAGGACTGTTAGAATTTGGTAAGGGGAAATGGCTATTTGATTTAGGATTTAATAATACTAGAAATTATACATTTTATTATGTGCAAGGGAATTTACCAACTGTATTTGCATTAAGTAAGCAAAGTCCTAAGAATAAAAGTGCAATTACTAATAACCTTGAAATACCAGTAAGTCCTATTGTATTGAATGATGATGGAACAGAACATATAAATCTTAATAAGTCTTTAACTTTACAATTTGGAAGCCCTAAGAACTTGAAAGATTTAGAATATACAGGAAACTATTTAGGTGTTGATAACATAATAGGAACTTGGATTGGTGGAACTCACTTACTATATGAAAAGGAATGGGAACAAAGCCAAAGAGGGCTAGATGTATTTGTAAATGCTACTAGATTAAGTCAAAGTGGTATAAATAGCAAGGGATTACCTATTTATGATACATTTGATAATAGTGGATTTAAGTTGGAGATAACTAATCCTAATGAAAATGATACAGAAATAGTAAGTAAATTTGTAAATACTTTAAGACCTAATGTATATTTAAAAGATTTACCTAAAATATCGTTTGAAACAGGTAGTGGAGAGATAATAGGGGATATTGCATTAAAAAGTACACAAAAAACTATTAATATTTTATTAGAGCCTAATGATATACTATTTCCAGTAAGGACTTTACCAGAAGCGACAGCACACGAAAAACTTAAATTCAAGGAGATGAGAGCAGGTGGAATTGAAATAAGATGTGTTGCCGTGAGTAATTGGAATGGGGAAACATTGTTACATTTTAATAATCCATTGTTTACAAATATAGAATATGCTAAAATTAGTGTAAAAGATTTAATTTATATTCAAAATTATTATATAAAACTTAATCCTATCGTACAAGAGAATAATAATTTTTATCATAGTGATAGTGAAAGCATTAAACTGTATGATGGGAAGAAACCTTTTAATATTGAAAAAACTATATTTAATGAACAATATACAAGAAAATTATTAAGTTATGTATTTAGTGCCTATAAGGGAACTGATGTGGAAAGTATTAAATATGTAATACCAGTAAATACATTAAAAAGACTGGAACTAGAACTGTATGATTTAGTTACAGTTAGTGATGAAACAGTTACAGGAATAGATACAAACAGTCTATTTTTAGTTGTTGGTAAGTCAATTACATTTGATAATAATAGGAAGATAGAATATACATTATTAAATGTGTATAATAAGGATTATAAGTTATTAGATTTAAAGTTTTCACAGATAGAAAAATTTAACCCATTGACAGACCCTACTTTTAATCATAGTGGAATACAACAGGAGAATACAAATATAAAACAGTATGCAGACAGGATTGAATTTTTTGATGAGAGATTGGGTAAGATTATTGGAAAAATAATTGCAGTAGATAAATTTAGACTTCATACTTTGGAAACAAGTAATGACCCTTTGATTGATGTAGAGTTAAGAGGGGAACACTCAAGCAACTATGCAGAAAGTTTATTTAAAAATACATTATATGAAACTTATCTTATTGTTAGAATAGGAGATGAGTATATGTATGTAAGCCCATTTAGTTATGTTGACAAAGGAACTACTAAGTATAGACTGCAAGTAATTCAAAGAAAGTTGGCTAATACACAGTATGAAGATAATTTAGTTGATAGAGATGTTATTGTATATCTTATTGCAGAAGGTAGCAGTAAGGATTATGGTTTAAAGTCCAATAGTATTTATATAGGAGATGGCTCTCATGGTGGCTATATGAGTTATGACCCCTATTATGGTTTGACAATAAGAGCCAATCGTATTGAAATGGTTAGTGGTGGCACTATTGGTGGAGATATGGTTAAAAATAAAGATTTTAATGATTTTAAAGACCAAATTGAAACTAGATTTACTCAAGTTAAAAATGAAATAAATTTACAAGTAAGTAAGATTGATATGAGTAATTATGTTAAGAAAAATGAAGTAGTAGCACAGATAAATTTAAGTAATGAAGGTGTTAGAATACAGGGTAGTAAAATTCAAGTAGATGGAAATACAACATTTAGTTCAGATACACAATTTAATGGTAAAGTAACAGCGAATAGGTATATTATAGTTGAAGGTAATGGTAAGAGAACTATAATAGGTGCAGGTACTATTGAATATCAAGAGTGGTCTCCCTAACGGTTACTGGGTAACAGTTAGAAAGTATTTTGCATATACAAGAATGTATAATATGACATTACAGCACGAACAGACAGTAGATATAAGATGTAGAAATGGTGCTTATGTATTTTGTAATATAAGGTCTATAATAAGTAAAATGTATAATAATTCAGCAGGTATAGCACAATTTGCCTTGACTAATCAAAGGAGAGAGGGAAATGATGTTATTTATACTTTTAAGGCTTTTTGGGGTATATTTGAAGTAGATTTTTTAATTTATATTTAATAGATGAAAGGATTTTTATGGGTTGGAACAGGATAGCAAACGTACAAAAAGGTAAGATAATAAACTGTTATTCAGGACAACAAATAGATTTACGAAGTTTTTTTCCGATAGTGGAAGGGAACTTTATGGTACTTGGTGCAGTTGCTAGTGCTAGGGCAGATGGTATTGTTACAGGTGGCTTACGTGCAGTAGTTGAAGATTTAGGTAATTATAATTACAGAGGTTGGGTGCAGGCTTGTACGGAGTATGGAAATTTTGATGGTCGTAATTATTATATCTTTTTAAATTCAGGAGAAACAAGACATCTTGGTTTTTATAGTAATGTAAGAGGTTATGGATTTTCTTTTCACGTAAATGCAGATGTACGTGCAAATACGTGGTATGGTCAAGTTAAATTTTATAGTGATACATTAGGAGATTTATATATAAATAATGTAGACCCAAGTGGTAACGGACAAACAGGGAATACATTATTAATAGATTATATAGCATTTGATAGTAATTTTTATATATATAATGGGGCTTCATTACCTATAAAATGTAATTTTAAGGCATTTAATATAAATTGGAGAAATATAGAAGGGGTTGTACAGTTATATATACAACAAACGGTAACATAGAATGTGGTTAAAGATTAATACATATCAAAAGAGAGCAGAATATGTAGTACAGGATGGTAAAATATTAAATTTAAGGGAACAGCAATACAATATTGCTTGGAACAATGAAAGAATATTTACAACTTTAAACAGTTTTTTATGGGGTAGCCACTCAAATAAAGGTACTTATATATTTAATGCTAATCCTTTGGGGGATAATCAGTATAAAGTTGTATCAAATATGGTTGCAGCACAAAATGTTTATTGGGATAATGGATTAATTAAATGGAGTGGAAATCAATATAATCCAACAATAGAAAATAATTTTCATAATGGTACTATATATGCTTTTTCATTTATGATGGAATTTTTAAGTAAAAATAATGGTTTAGTAGGGGATTGTGGATTTGATGTATTTATAGGTGGAACTATATTAGGAAGATATAGAATTAATGGAAATAATCAATATATGCAGAATATAATGTGTGGAGATGTGAATACTGGAGGTTGGAGTGGTGCTTTTGGGTTTAGACCAGTAGGAAATTTACAATTTAAAAGAGGTTATGAAAATGTTGTAGTTCATTATATGAATATATGGACACAACCAATAAAATTACACGAATATCAAAATGCTATGTCAGTTAAATGTTTAGCAATAGAAGGAGATATGTAATATGAGAGGAGGTAAATTATATTGTCAAAGATAGATTTAACAAACTTAAATAAAGTAGATACAGATTTAGTTTTGCCTAGTACATCTGAAAATACTAATTTACAAAAATTACAGGAAAATAAATGGGGAGGTATATTAAATAATCAAACATTTAATACTCTAAATAATAATATAAAACTATTAAAGAATAGTTTAGTGGAAACTATAAATACATTAAATAATGAAAATATTATTGCAAAAAATAAATATATTAATGAAGAAAATAATATAATATCTCTAGGAGATAATACAAAAAAACTTAATTTTTTAACTACACAAATACAAGTTAATGGAGTTGATACAGAATTTCTAACAAGTCAAAACTTGTCAAACATATCTAATATTGCATATAAGGATAGAGAGAATACATTTACTTTCCCTTTAAATGCTAATCAATATAATATAAATTCTAATCAAGTTATTAGCGATGATAATGACAATATTAATATTGGGAACAGTCAAAGAAAATTAAATTTACAGTCAAGTGATGGTAAATTATATTTGAATGGACAGGAGTTTAAAGGTGGTAATAGTAATGATGGGGGAAATAATTTAATAGGTGCAAGTAGTAATATTGATATAATGGGGAAATTTGGAGATATAAAGATATACATTCCAAGAACATTAATGCCTAATTTTTATGAAAATAATTCTTATGAAATTGTTACTATTCCGAATACAGATTTAATTACTTATTTAAAAGGAAATAATAAAAATGAAATTATTAAAAAAGTTATAAAATATAGTAATATAAATGCTTATATGATACCAATTAAATATAATGGGTATGATAAAGATGGTATATTAAAATATCAATCACTTTTAAATAAATTATTTAATATAATAGATAAATTTAGGAAAAAGGAAAGTTTTCTTGGCAGTAAATATATTGTAAGATTTATATGGGATTTAAGTTTTAAAATTGATATGATTTTAGAAAGTGGAGAAGAAAAATCAATTAAATATAATGAAAGTAATCTTGAAAATGGTGGATATTATAGTTATGATGGTTTAGATTATAGGTCAAATTTTAAAAATATTTTTGATATGTTTGAAAGATGTAGTGTAAGATATATTAAAATTGATGAAAATAATTCTAATGAAGATGGTACTTTTAGTTTAGGTTTTAAAATTAAAACAGGAGAAAATGATTTTTTTTATATGACTTATTTTTATTTATATAATATAATTCCTAAAAATTTAAATATAAAATCATTTAAAAATATCTATATTGAATATAAGTTTAAAGGTTTTGATGTGATAAATAATTCTAGTAGTGTAGAAGATATTGAAAATGAAATGGATAAAGTTATAAATAATTTAGAAAGTATGTATAATTTAAATGTTTAGTAGTAATGGAGGATAAATGAATTTAAGAGAGAATGGAATATTGAAAACTATTAATTTTACTAATATTGTAAATCAATTAAATTCAGTAACAGAAGTTATTGAGGGTAGTAATAGTGGAAGTATTAGTGAAATTCAATTAAATAATATTAATACTAATATAAATAAAGTAAAAGACAAGTTAGAATTACTTGAAACTGATGTAAACAAGTATATAGATGAGACAGAATTAGAGGAAGCACTAAAAGATATTAAATTATCATTAAAGAATATTGTAAATACAAATGATTTAAACAATGCAGTAAATAATTTATCATCTTCAATATCTAACTTACTTTATAAAATAAATTTATTGGAACAAAGAGAAGTAGTAGATACTACTGAATTTGTTAAGAATACTGAATTAAAAACTAAAGTTGAAGAAAATATTAAATCTAGTATTGACAAGGTTGAAACAAAGTTTTTAGAAAATTCAAAAGATATAATTAAAAATAGTGTAGATACTAAAGTTACTGAATTAGTAGGAAATATTGATACTAAAATAAATGACAAGGTAGTGGAAAAGTTAAGTTTAGAAATTAACAACATTAATAATAATATTAATGAAAAAACAAATGACAAGATAACAGAAAATATATTGAACACTAAGTTATATGACTATGCTAAACTTAATAAGGATAATGAATTTACAAATAATAATACTTTTAAAAAAGTAACTGTTACAGAGTTAGAAAGTAATAGTTTAAATTCTAATGAATATAAATTAAATAATGTTAAATTTATAGATAATGATAATACTTTTTCAATAGGTATTTCTGATAAGGATATAAATTTAATATCAAAAGGTAAATTATTATTGAATGGTGTAGAATTTAAAAGTGGTAGTGGTAGTAGTGGAGCAAGTTTATCAAATGAACAATTAAATGAAATAAATACTAAAATTGAAACTAATAAAAATAAAATAACAGAATTAAGTGGAAATTTTATTAATTATTTACCAAAAACTGAATTTACAACTCAAATTCAAAATATTAATCAAGAAATAACTACTTTAAAGGGTAGTGGAAGCAGTAGTGGAAACACACAGTTAGTAAATGATGTTAATACATTAAAAAATAATTATGTAAGTTTAAGTAATCAATATAGTACATTAAATAGTTATTATAGTAGTTTAAATAATACTATAAATAGTTTGGGTAATAATTATGTAAGAAATTATGAATACAATAGTTTAAATAATTCTGTAAATAATTTAACTTATTCATTAAATAATAACAGTTATTACTTTGCAAAAACAAATGCAAATAATACATATAGTGGTACTAATAAATTTAGTAAAGATAGGTTATATGTAGATGATATGATAGTTAGACCTGTTAAGACAATATTTGAAGGTAAAATGAGTATTTTAAGAAACTCAAGTGGTGGAGTTCAGAGAATAGAAAAATTTAATTATGCAAGTTACGTTAGTGGGTATGAATATAATTGTATAATGTTTTATGTATGTGATGATAACTTATATAATACAAGTTCTACTAAATTTACTTCTTGGAATGGTGGATTGAGAGGTATAATTGATACATATTTAATGCCAAAAAATAGTGTATATGTAAGTAATCAATATGTAGAGAATGATATTAATAAGTCATTTAGGATAATGGTAGATGATTATAATAAAGTTATATTGGGATTTTATAATGGTATTGATTATTCTATGAATATAACTAGAATTGTAATATTTTAATTAAGGAGAGTAATATAGAATGAGTAGAAAAGTTGTAATAGAGATTGTTAATGACAAGCCTAGAAATTATTATTTTAAAGATGGTATTTCCGATAATGTAATATCGTATGAAAAATTTGTTGAGGTAGATGAAGATAAAGTAGACTTAACAAACTTAGATTGCTATAAATATGTTAATGATAAGTTAGAATTTGATAATACATTATTGAATACAAAAAATAATGCTAAAAAGGAATATTTAAAGAAAAATATTTTGGAAAATTTAGAAATTGCTAAGGAAAATGCTTTAAATCAGGAAATAGAACTTGATGTATCAATAAGTGGAAGTAATGAAAAAGTTATTTATGTAGATAATAAGAATAATAGAGAATTATTTTTAAATAATGTAAATCTTATAAAAGTTTTAAATAAAGATAAATTTAAAGTGAAAGTAAGAAATTCAAAAAATACTTATATATTTATTGAGGTTGGAAGTGAACTAATTAAAAAAATAAGTGAAGAAATATTTAATAAGTTAGAACAAGTTGAATTAATTGAACAGACTGTATTACAAGGTTTAAATAGATATACTTTAGAACAGTTAGAACAATTAAATGTATTTGAATTTTTTGAAAGTTAAGGAGTAATTTATGGAAAAGATATTTGATTTATATTTTAAGTATATTTTGTCAGTTGAAGGTGGATATACTAATGACAAACACGATAAAGGTGGGGAAACTAACTGGGGTATAACAAAAGAGAGAGCAAGAGAATGTGGCTATACTGGAAATATGAGAAATTTAACACAGGAAAAAGCAAAAGAAATATATTATGATAAATATTACACTAAAACTAGAATAAATGAAATTAAAGATGACAGAATAAAACTATCTATATTAGATTTTTATGTTAATAGTGGTAGATGGGGTACTAAGAAAGCACAGGTAACATTAAATGAGTTAGGTTATAATTTAAGTGTAGATGGTATATTTGGGAAACAGTCTTTGGAAGCATTGAATAGTGTTAATGTTGATGACTTTTTAAGATTGTATCACGAAAAACAAAGACAGTTTTATCATAATATAGTAAGATATAACCCAACTCAAAAAGATTTTTTGACAGGCTGGTTAAACAGAGTTGACAGAAAAGAAAAATTTATTAAAGATAACTTAATGGAGGTATAATATGTTGTTAAAATTAATTACAGATAATGCTACAACATTGTTTGGTATTTTAAGTTTAGGATTTATCGGTATAGGTATTTCCAAAGGTATTGCTAAACTGTTTATGTTCACATTAAATAGTAAAGTAAATAAATTAATACTTAAATTTATCCCTGAAGGTATTGCATTAGGAGATATTTTAAAGGGAGAAAAAACTAATGAAGAAAGACTGTATCAAGCAGTAATTACTGTTGAGAATAAAGTATTAAATGCTCTGCCTAACAGTCTTAGAGGTTTAGCAGATAAACTTATAGACAGTAGACAGATTGCTAAAGAAATTGAAAGGGAATTAAATAAAGAGAAATATAAGGGTTTAGCAAAGCCTACAATGGAGTAGATAAAATAAAGGATAATTCTATTGTAGGTGTAAATAAAGTTATTGAAAAAGGTACTGAAAAAATAGTTGATAAATTAGTGGATAAAGGTATTCCTTTAGAAAGTCAAAAAAGTAATCCAAACTATGAAAATAATAATAAATTAAATTTCAATATTATTGACTATAAAAGAGATTATAGTAGAAGTAATGTCTATGCAGATATAAATTACAGGGATAATTTTAGAGGGGATAGGGAACTGTTGGCTAGAGCAGGATTTATTTATTATATTAAATAAGGCATTACTTTAGTAATGCACCTTTTTCTTATTAATTCTATAAAAATTTAAATAAACAAGAGGAGAAATAAAATGAGTAAAGATGTATGTGTAATTATAGGACACGGTGGAAATGATTGTGGAGCAGTCAATCCACATACAAATGAAACAGAGTTAGGTTATAATACGGACTTAGCAGACAAGGTAAAGAAAGAATTGAATAAATATGATTATAGAGTAGATATTTATAATCGTGGATATAATTCAGTAGAGAATGTATTTCTATTAAATAAGATAGGATATGATGTATTAATTAGTTTGCATTGCAATGCTTATAATGGATATGCACACGGAACAGAAGTATTATATTGGAATACAAGCAAAAAAGGACAAGAATTGGCACAATGTATTCAAGATAAGGTATTGGAAACTTTAAAACTGACAGACAGGGGATTAAAGCCTGTTAAAAATGGAGATAGAGGGTCATATTTATTGAGAAAAACTAATGCACCTTGTGTAATAATTGAGCCATTTTTCATAGATAATGATGATGATTTTAAAGTAGGTAAGGAAAAGAAAAATGAATATGCGAAAGCAATAGCAGATGGTATTGCTAAATATTTTTCATTAGTTAAATAAATTATATTTAAAGGAGGATTATATGGGATTAGATGTATTAGTAACAATAGTAAGTATTGTTTTTATATTAATTATATCAATTTTTGGAAGTAAACTATACTTGAACAATAAAATTAAAAAATTAGTACCTTTAGGTGTAGAATTTGCAGATAAGTTATCTCAAAATACTAACAGGGAAAAATTAACTAAAGCTATATCATTTATAGAATTAAGCATATTAAATATTATGCCTTTACCTGTTAAACCTTTTGTAGATTATTTAATAGATAGTGATAAAATTGCTGTTGGGATTGAAAGATTTATTACAAAGAGAAAAATTAAGGAATTAAATAATTTAGAGAATAAAAATAGATAAAAGAGAGGTTACATCTTATGCAGTTTTCAAAAGATTTATTTATTTTTACTGAAAATCACGGTTTAAGTATTGCTTTTATGTTCAGTATTTTAATAGGTATGTGGAGGTATGGTATACCTTATCTCAAGGAAAATACCCTTATGTTAATTGAGTTAAGGAAGTATTTTGAAAAATCAAATAAGAATATGTTGATTGGTAAAGGGCTTGAAGAATATTTGGTATTAAGGACTAATAAAATTAGATGGACTTTACAGACACTTATAATAAACTATATTGAAAGAAATAATTTATATAAGAATTGGTATATTATAAGAAATGAAATAGAAGTAAAGTTTGAGGATAAGAAACAGTCCACATATTTCCAGATGAAAGAATATATAGATAAAAGCACGTTAAAACTTTATATGCAGTATATAGTCGAGGAATTAGATACTACTTTAAAGTTAATGATAATACTTTTAGAGGATTTATCAAAATATGGGCAAGAAGAAGTTGAATTGTATCAAGTAGCCAGAAGAAATGTAGAAATACATTTTGAACATTTTGAAAATAGAATGAATGATAGAATAAAACAAATATTTGAATAGTTAGAAAATTACTTGACAATAAATAGTTTATATGATACAATTAATTATAAAATAAAAACTTGATAAGTAGAGTAGTTTGAAGTAAATTTTATGATAAGGCTTATTATATATTAAATTTAAAGGGTTTAATATTTTAGTTTTGTGGGAAGAAACTATATATGTAAAACGTTATACGTGGAGTGTAAAGATGTAGGAGAATAACCTACCTTGAAAAATTAAGTTTTAGACTAGATACCTTTAATATCTAGTCTTTTTTATTATATTGAAAAAAAAAATAATTGAAATTTTTGAAAAAAGTTGTTGACTTTTTTACTTATATATAGTATAATAATTCTGTAAGGTTGAAGAGAACAACACGATGAAAAAAATTAAATTCAAAATAAAAGTTATTGTTTACTGATAACTAAAAATAATTAGTAAAGAAAAATTATAATAAAAATAAGGAAAAAAGTAGTTGATTTTATTTCAAAAATATGTTATAATAAATTGTAAATAAAATTAAAATATAAAGGAGAGATAGAATATGGAAAAAACTATTAAAGATGAGTATGGGTACTTATATAGAGGAATTGTAATGGAAACATTGCAAGAAGCAGAAGATGTAAGATATATTGTAGAAAAATTTAAAAATTATCCACAAAAAATGAAATTAACAAGTAAGATATATGAAACTCTAAATTTGTTAAAAGTGTTTGGAATTACAGATATAGATTTAATCTATAAAACTATAAAAGAAAATAAAGATAATTTATGGAATATATTTTAAGTAATAAATGTGTATTATAAGGCATTACCTTAATAATGCACCTTTAGTAATTAATATTAATAAATATAAAAGGAGTTGGTAATTATGAGAAATGAATTGTTTTTATTCAGTAATGGTGTTAAAATTAATTTTATGTATTTTGAAGATGGTTTTGATATTATGTGTAATGGTGTTGAGAGTGGTATATTTAAGTATATTGAAGATAATAAAGGTATTATTTCAAGTGTTACAGTTTATGGAAGTATTAGTGAGAAATTAAAAGATTTTATTGTTAGTAATGTTAATGATTATGATTTTGAATAATTAAATATGACAGGAGTTAAAGTCAATAAAACTCAATAATATAATATAATATTGGGGGTATTAAATATGAATTTATGGACAGAAACTATTGAAACACTAAGAATAAATGGAAAAGAATGGAAAGATGTATTAAAAGTAGGTACAAAAGAGGGTTATATTAATAAATATTTATTTAGGAAATTAGCAAAAGAAACAGATTATGATAATGGTTATGGTGCTAGTAAAATAGCAGAAGATTTAATAATTGAAGGTAAAGGATTTAGATTGGTACGTGGAGAGTATGATGGTAGTGAATGGTGGGATTACATACCACTAGAAAATTTTATTGGAAATAGAAAATTAAAAAATATTAAGGTTTTATCTGTTGAGAATAGTAATAAAATTTTAGGTAATGATTATGTTGGTTGGAAAAGTTTAGAAGAATTAAATATGAAATAATGTTAAAGAAAAAAGGAGAGAATATGATGGATAACTATGTTAGTATATTGGAAAATGAAAATAAGGAATTTAAAAAACAAATAAACAAATTACAGATACAAAAAAATAAATGTGAACATTTAAACAGTAATTTAAATTCATTAACAATAACAAGCAGTACATTAGCAATTAGTTTATTTATATTATTAATATATGTTATGGTTAAAAGAAATAATTAAATTTAAGGAGGAGTAAGAATGTTAAATAAAAAAGTAAAGGAAATAAAGGAACGATTAGAAAAAGATTTACCTGATGAAATTGTAATTGAGAATGAAATTTATCATAAGGTTATTTCAAAAAGTGTTACAAATACAGATATTTACGTAGATTATAAAAGAAATGATTATGATGACTTTTTCTTAATGTTTTGTATTGATGTTAAGAGTAAAAAGGTTAAGTTTTACCCACAAAAATTAGTTAGAGTTGATATAGATAAATATTTTAGAATAGTTGAAAATTATAGAACTATATCAAAAGAGATTATAGGGGTATTAAAGAGAGTTGGATTAATAATATAATATTATAATTTAAAAAGGCATTACCTAGGGTATGCACCTAATCGCATAGTAAGGTAGAAATAATAAATAAAGGCATTACCCTAGATATGCACTATCTTTAATAAATAAGATAAAAAATTCAAAAAAAAATAGTTGATAAAACTAAACTTATATGATATTATATTTATGTAGGATAAATATTAAGGAGAAAAAAATAAAAGAAAATGAATATTAAATTAGGATTATGTAAAGGTAGACACGAACTTCCAGTAAAGGATTATATTTATGAAAATGAAATAGACCCATTAAATTTATATAAACTAGAAAATACAGCATTTAATAAATTAAAGGACTACGATAGTGGAAAATTGGAATTATATGTTACAGGATTATCAGTAGCATTAGTTAGTGTATTAAATGTATGCAGAATATTGAATATTAACGTATTATTATATCATTATAATAGAGATACAGATAATTATTATAAACAGGAAGTGTATTAATGAATAGTTTAGGGGATTTAATTAGAGTATATGTAAATATGTTTGAAAGCATTAAAACTAGAGAAAAATTTTAAAAATTTAAAATATATTTAAAAAAAATTGAATAAAAATTTTTGAGTATAGTGAATTTTTTTTTACAAGTTATAATATCATTGATAATATTAAAGAAAATACTTATAAAATTTCAATATGTGAAATGAAATTAGACAGTTTTAATTATCTTGATTATACTATTGCAATTTATAAGGATATTAATAAGATAGTATATATTACAAAAAGAATATAAAAGGGGGTATAAAAAGGGAAAAAATATAGTAAAAGAAAATTAATAAAAAAAAAATAGAATATTTAAAGTTATTAAAACGTAAATAAAAATTAGTAGTAATGTTATAATAAGAATGAAAGATATTTAAAAAGACTAAGTATAAAGCATAGTCTTTTTAATTTATATTGATAAAATATCAATAAACTAAAAATAATTGATAAAAATTTAAAATTATATTTGACAAATAATAAAGAATGTAGTATAATATTTATGTAGAATAAATAATATAAATAAAATAATAGGAGTGAGATTAAAATGATGTATGATAGAATAAAGATGATTTATATAATGAAAGAGCCTGTTATTGTTACTTTATCTAAAAAATGTAATAATTTATTAAATTTAGAATTATGTAAGGATTTAGATTATACTAGAAACGTTGAAATATTGTTTAAAAATTTTAGAAATATTTTAATTAATGAATATAATGATAATGAAGATTATATAAAATTTATAATTAATAAAAGAGATTATGAAAATAATTTAGATGATTACAATTTCTATGATACACTATTCTTATTAAGTTATAATAAAGAAAAGAATACATTTAAGTTTGTAGAACTAACTAATAAAGATTATAAAGATGTATTAAATTATGTAAATGATATGTACAATGAAATAAAGCAAAATAGTTTTAAAAATCTTGCTCCAGTTCGTTGGCTAGGTGCTTTCAATACTGAAACAACTGATAAAAGGTATGATTTTGAGGAAGTATTGGAATACGAATATTCTAGCAAGGATAGGGAAGTCGCTTGTGATGTATTTGCAGATTTTTCTGACTATAATTTTATTGAATGTTACAAGGAAAGATATGTAAATGCTTATGATAATTTATATGCTAGATGTAAATTAGCCTTTGTTTATGACAGTTCAGATTTATCGGACACTTTTGAAAGTGATGTTTGGAGTAAACAGTTAGGTGCAGTTTTAGTTGGAACTAATGAAGATTATACAGAATTAAGAACAAATAATCCTCACGATTACTGTGGTTTAACTTATCATAGTGAAGGATTTTTAAAGATAGGGGTACAACCAAAATTTATGTTAATAGATATAAAATAATATATAATTAAATTATAAAATAAAAAAAAATAGAATTTTTTTCTATCATTCTATCAAAATTTATTTTTATTACATATAATATAAGTATAGTATTTTAAATTTAATTGAAAATTAATTTAAAAGGTATTGCAATTTATAAAAATATAGTATATAGTAATTGTGTAAAATAAAAATATATGGAGGTAAAGACTATGAAAAATATTGTAGTAACATTAGTAAAAAGTAAAGGGTATGGCGACAAAATAAAATTATATACAGTTCGTGAATACAATAAGTTAAGAAAAAACTTAAATTATTGTAGAATTGAAATTTATAACATTGAATATATTGAGTTAGAAAAAATAAAATTTGATGTTAATAATATAGTTAAAATATATGAAAAACTTGCAAAAAATTATAATTTTAAAGTATGCACATTTACAAATTTTTTGTTAGAAAATAAGTATTTAACTCAAATAAACAATAGAATACAAATTGAGTTAAATAAAACTCAAATAAAGATTTTAGGTAAAAATTATTAAAAATTAAAAAGACTTGCTAGAAAATAGCAAGTTTTTTATTATTCTAAAATATTTAAAAATTTAATAAAAATTTAATTGTTTATGGTATTGAATTTTAATTGAATATATGGTATACTACTATTGAGGTTGAGGGAGTACAACACTAAAGAAAAAAATTAAAACTTCAGTTGTTTTTTACTAGCAACTAAAAATAAATAGTAAAAAAAATTTGACAACTTATTTGATATATAATATAATAAGTTGTAGTTAAAAAAGTCTTTTATCAATAGACTATAAAAATTGATAAAAAAATTTATTTTAAGAAAAAGAAAAAATTATTTGACTTTTATCTTAAAATATGGTATATTAATAGTGTGGTGTGAGTATTGCAAACACATCTAAATAAAAAATGCTGGTTGGAAAATTAGAAAAAAAATAACAATTAAATAATTAATAAGATTATTTTCTTATCAATCTTATCAAAAATCTTATTAGTTATTTTACCTTGTCTAAAGCACTTCAGGACATTGAAAATTGAATAAAAAAGTTTTTATTTATATCATTTTACTTTTAAATAAAACAAGTGATTAAAAAATCATATTAATCATATCAATCACTTGTGAAGCAATTCAAAAACAAATAAAAACAATTCATAAAGTCTTTTATATTTTAGACTTAAAAGAAAAATAAATAAAATGATGAAGGAAGTGTAAAAATGATAATAGATGATAAAGTTAAAAAATATTTTTTTGAATTAAAAAAATATATTGAAACTTATAAATATAAAAATGTAGAAAATATTTATGAAAAAATGAAAGAGCAATTAAAATTATTAGAATATGATGAAGTTAGTTTTAATAATACTTCATCAAAAAATATTGATATTTATATTATAAAATTTCATAAATTTAATAAAAATTTTAAAGAAACTTGTATTGAGTATGTTGTAAATGTTACATTATTTGATAATGATAGTATAAATGAATTATCAATAAGTGTAAATTATTCAGAAATAAAAACTACACAAAAAACATTATTTTAAATTTTAGAAAAATATATGGAGGTTGAGAAAAATGAATATAAGAGAGAAATATAATAAATTGAAAGAATTATTAAATAAAGAGTTTAATGAAGTAATTTTTAATGAGATAGAGTATAGTTGGGAAAAATATGAAGCAGATATTGAAGTATCTTCTGAATTTAATTTATATTGTTCTATTGACAGTACAGATTGTTTTTTGGCTTTTAATAATATTGATTTTTGTATACACTACACAACTGATGATATACGTGAATTGTGTGAAAAAATAGATGAAATACGAAATGAAATAAATCATTAAAAATAAAATTTGTTAGCAACTAACAAATTAAAATAATTAGTTGTAAATAAAAAAAAATAAAGGTGGTAAAAATTATGAAAAATTTATATGTTACTAATTTACAAAAAGATGGAAGAAGCATAACAAATCAATTTTTGATTTACTATGTGGAAAATGATAAACAATACAAAATATTTCAATCGTATCAAAGTATGATATTGAAATATGAAAATCATATTTTAGTAGAAGTTGGGGCGGATTGGAATTATTCAAAAACAACAGGAAAATACAGAAATATTATAACATATATGGATAAAAAAGCATTTGAAAAAATGTTAGAAAAAGAATTTGAGTGGAATAATGAAACTCAAACATATATAAGAAAAAAATAAACATTATAAAAGTCTTTTTAAAACATTTAAGACTTTAAAGATAAATGTTAAAAATATAAAAAAATGGAGTTGGTGGAATATGAAAAATATTAAATTAAATAGTAAAGATTTAGAAAAAACATTAAATAAGCATTTTAAAGATTATAAAAGTGAAACAATATTTTATAATCAATCATTATCCAGCGATTACAAAAAAATAATATATGATAATGATAATAATATTATTGCTATATTTTATAGTGATATATTATTTGACAATTGCAAATTAATTATATACTAAAAAATAAAAGTTTTTTCAAGTCTTTTAACTTTAAAATAAAAGACTTATATAATAAATAAATATGGAGGCTATAAAGATGAAAAAAATTGAAAAATTGGTAAAATATTGTGTTACAGAATTGAAAAAAGGAAACTGGGAGTTTATTGACTTATCTGATGATATATTTTTCATTGAAAATGAAAAATATATCAGAGATAATTTAGATATTGATGAATATAACAAGTTTTTAGACTTATTAGAAGAAACATTAGAAAATGATATAGAGATTGAAAAAATCTCAAATAAAACTATAAAAAGGGAGTTTTATCGTGGACAGTATGTAAATTTTATAAACTCAGGATATACATTAATTTACTTATTGCCAGAAAAAACAAAAATTTATGGAAAAACAGTCGAAAAATTTAATAATTATTTTAAATGTGATTTATAAAAAATTAAAAAAAATAAGGAAGTGATAAAATGATAAATAAAAAGTTGTCTGAATTAAGACAACTGAAACAACAAATTTTAAATGTAGAGTGTAACTTGTATACTCTAAAGCAAAATAATACAAAAACAAGTTTTGAGTATGCTAAAATAAAGATAAAGCAACTCAAAGGCTTGAAAAAAGAATTTCAGCAAGTGGAACAGGAATTGCAAAACTTGCTGGATAGGGAGGAAGAAAACAATGACTAAAATACAACTTAAAAGAATATTTAATAAAATATATCAATATAATAATACTGATATAATAAAATATGATAATTTAAAACAAATTGCTAAAAATTTGAGTACAGTTTATACTCAAAGTTATAAAAATATAGATTATAATAAAAATATAATCTATTATCCTGAGTTTATAGTAAAATGCACACAAAACAACAATAATAAATTTACTGTAAACAACATAACATATTACACAAAAAATAATCAAATTAAAGACTT